ATGTGTTTGATGGATGGGCAAAAGAACTTGAGCAGCTAATGAAGGATCACCCTGATGCTTACAGTGACAGGTTTGATTATGCCTTTAAAGAATGGGACAGCTCCTCTGGTTTCAACTTGCCTCACCGAGATCCTTGGGTATTAAATAAAGCACAGTATTTGCTTAACAACAGATAAGCACCCTTAGCTCAATCGGATAGAGCAACGGCCTTCTAAGCCGTAGGTTGCAGGTTCGATTCCTGCAGGGTGTACCAAATTAGCCTCGGTGGTGGAATTGGTATACACAACAGACTTAAAATCTGTCTCCCATTGGGATTGTCGGTTCAAGTCCGACCCGAGGCACCAATATAAGTAAGAATATGAAAACAATATTATGGACATTCGGTGATAGTTTTACTGAAGGTTTTATAAAACTACCAAAAGAGAACTCTCCTGATGAACGGGAGAGTATATGCTATCCTACGCAAATAGTTAAGAGAAGCAAACTGTTTGACTCCTGTAACAATCTTGCTGAACGAGGATCTAACAATGAAATGATATTGTATCAGGTTCAGAAAAACTTGGACAATTTTCATCAGCAAGATTTTGTTATTATTGCTTTGTCACATAGCACACGTGCTTCAAAATATAACTCTACTATGGATGAATATGTTAGGGTAGTAAATGAAGAAGAACACACAATAGCAAAAAGAAGTCCGGTATGGCAAACTGATATGATGATATGTTGGATTCACAATCAGTTAAGGCAAAGAAATATAAGACACTTGTTTATTAGTGCTTTTGAACCTTATAGTGTATATTCAAACATATATTATACTGAATTATTGTCAATGGGATTTATAAATGCAAGGTTTGTGAATAATACATTACTTGATATTTTATTGAGTGATTATTGTACACAGGAAAGCAAAAAGATTAAGTTTACTGCTATTGATCCAAGGGACACACGTATAGGCAGAACGTGGGATTACAGCCACAATAAATACATCACAGAATGTAATCATCCTTCACCTGAAGGACACACATTGATAGCGGATACACTAATAGAATGTTTACAAGAATACCTATAGAACTAAAAGCACCGGAAGCAGAAATTCACCCACACGGTAGATTCTATCGTACACCTGAAGGAAAGTTATACCCTTCAGTTACTACCGTTATGTCTCATGCGTCAAAAGAGTCTATCAAGGCTTGGCGTGAACGTGTGGGTGAAGAAGAAGCTAACAAAATCAGTAATCAGGCAGCAACAAGAGGCACAAAGATACACGACTTGTGCGAGAACGTGTTGCTGAATAATGATATTGATACAAGCAATCTCAGTTTGTTAGACAAACAGATGTGGGATCGCTTTCGTCCTGAACTCGACAGGATAGACAACATTCACGCAATCGAAGACCCACTATACAGTAATCATTTACGTATGGCAGGTCGTGTTGATTGTATTGCTGAATGGGATGGGAAATTATCAGTCATTGACTTTAAGACTTCTCGCAAGCCTAAAAGAAAAGAATGGATTGATAATTACTTTATGCAATGTACTTCATACGCAATTATGTTTGAAGAAATGACAGACATTCCTGTGTCACAAATCGTTGTTGCTATTACTGTAGAGGGTGAACAGCCTCAAATCTTTGTTGAAAAACGAGATAACTACGCAGAGCAGCTATTGGACTTACGTTTAGATTATGAAAGGTACGAAAAACTTTATGCTAACATATGATTCCCCTAATGATATAAGTCTCACTGCATTTTTAGATAAATCCAATAAACAAACACCAGACAGCCCCCTACTTACAATTAATAATCAAACATACACTTGTTCTCAAATGTATGATAGAGGTCACAGTCTTGCATCATATCTAAAAGATACAGGAGTAAATCAAGGTGACAGAGTAGTTTTTATTGGGTACAATTCAGTACAGCTTGTTGATTTGTTTTTTGCTTGTCATTTGCTCGGCGCTATTATTGTACCAGTAAGTCCGAAATTGTCTGAATTGGAAATACAAAATATATTAGATAATTGTATGCCTAAACTGGTGTTACAAGATATCCCAGATTCATATTATGCTTTTACTGACAAAAGCGCAATATTTACTCCGGGGGCAAATGACGATATGCACCAGATACTTTATACAAGTGGATCAACCGGTAAGCCTAAGGGGGTGATGTGTACCCATAAAGGGCAATATCTTAATTCGGTTGTTTCTAAGACAATGTTCAATCTTAAAGAGGAATATGTAACTTTAATTTCAGGCCCTTTAACATTTGCAGGTGTTATAAACAGATTGTTCACCTCTTTGTTTACGAACAATCATATTATACTTATGGAAAAATTTACCCCTGAAGAATTTTTACGTCACATTGAAAAATATAAGGTAAATACTTTTACCCTCGCTCCTACTATGTTGAGAATGTTGATAGATTCAAAAACTTTTTTTGAGTATGATATTTCATCTGTAAAAAATATTCAACACTCTGGTTCACCTATGTCTGAAAGTTTGTTAGCTGAATTAAAAGAAATTTTTACAGATGTAGAATTTTATGATTCTTATGGTAGCACAGAATCAGGTACTATATTGTGTAATAATAAATTGTTTTCTCATATGGATGCTAAGATTGTTTCCGGAGAACTTATGTTAAGAAGTCCAACACTTATGAGGGGCTATTGGCATAATTCGGAACTAACAGATAAAGTGTTTACTGATGGTTGGTATCATACAGGAGACGCAGTAATTAAAGAAGGGAACGAATATAAACTTGTTGGAAGAGTAACGGACATGATTATTTCAGGGGGCATAAACATATACCCAACAGAAATTGAAAATGTATTACTCTCACACTCAGCGGTATCCCAGGTTGCTGTGATAGGTGTAGCTGACAGATTGTGGGGAGAGGTTCCTCATGCTTTTGTTGTCGGTAATGCGACAGAAGAAGATCTGAATACTTTGTGTGAGGCTACTTTAACCAAATACAAAAAACCAAAATACTACACTTTTGTGGAAAGCTTGCCTTTAAATGTCAATGGAAAGGTTGACAAGCAAGCACTAAAAGTGTTATAATATAAATATATTACCCGTTGACGATTGAAGTAAAACGAGTTTGGACAGGGGTTCGACTCCCCTCGCCTCCACCAATAAAACATGAGGGGGCGTTTTGGATTCGACAGACGAGAGAATAGGCAATTTGAGGGTCGTCAGAGTAGACGTTAAAACTACTTAAAATAAACGCAAATGATGACGTTTACGCCTTAGCAGCTTAAGCTAAGCGGGGTATGGGTTCCACCTTGTAAGCAAAAGGGCCCAATTACTAAGGAGATTGTATGAAAAAGGTAATACTTTTAACAGCAATGACAGCAGCGTTTTTATTAGCTGTACTACAATTAGTAGTTAAAGATGAACCTGTAAAACAAGTTAATCCTATTAACATAGAATTTGTATTTGAAGCAGGCCCCACTTACAGAGAAGTAGAATGTTTAGCAAAAAACATTTACTTTGAAGCACGAGGTGAGCCTATAGACGGACAAGTAGCTGTTGCTTATGTAGCAGTTAATCGTAAAAATGATGAAAGATATCCTGGCGATCTTTGTGATGTTATATATCAAGGACCAATATCATCGTGGTTTTTGATGGAGCGTAATAAGATAGTTCCTCTCAAAAACCAATGTCAGTTTAGTTGGTATTGTGATGGTAAAAGTGATATACCTGTAGATATGTGGGCATGGGGTCGTGCTATGGACGTAGCTGCAGGTGTTATAAATGGTATATACAACGATCCTACAGACGGAGCGTTGTGGTATCATAACAATACAATAGATCCACAATGGCAGTTTGTTGAATTTACAACGGCTGAAATAGAGAATCACGTATTTTATAGATAATGGAGTAGTAAGTGAACTTAGAAGTAATAACAAACGAATTTATGGCTGAAACACAAAAACCAACAGACACATTTCTTATCACCAAAGAATTCAGAACCCCTGCTGAGTTTTCAAAGTATATAGAAAACAATTCATTTCGCACAGAACAATCTTGTATGGATGTATTATTAGACTATTGCTTAAAAAATGAAATTGAAGCGGACAGTGTGAACAAGATTATCAATAGTAGCTTGAAGCAAAAACTTGAAGCAGAAGCACAAGACTTGAATCTACTTAAGGTTAAATCTAACAAGCTACCTTTTTAACATGACGGCTTTTGAAGTCTACAAATTATATGCGGCCTTAAGGTTGCACTTTACCGATCCTAAGTATGATATTACTGTTACTAAGGGTCGTATAGGCAACCTAAGAGCTTCTTTTGAGAAACGGAAAGACACCAAATATATGTATGACTTGGCCTGCACATATAAAAGATCTGAAATCATAGAAATACTTGTTGCCAACTTTGTATCGGGCAATGAAACGGCCAATATCTATACAGGAAATTTTTTAGATAATTACAAAAACTACTTGACAAGACGTAAAAGAATGTTGTATACTTTAGATACTGACTTAGATAATATCTTATTTAGGATGGAAAAAGAAGGGTCTAAGTCAGCAATGGAAGGCACACACCCTTTAATCTTCAGAATGTACATGGGTGGGGATATACAAATTGAGACACTTGTTATTATGGAAAAGTTATATCCTTATGTTGAAGATTACGCTAATGACTTTGTATTGGAACACATTTGTTTGTTAGTGAAGAAATACAAACCCTTTGTCAGGTTTGACAAAGACAATGTTAAACAGAGATTTGCAGGAAAATTTGCACAATGTCTAAATCAGTAAAAAGAAAACCTGAGGAAAAAAGAATCCATAAGGTTGGAAAAGAAAAACCTGAACGAGAAATCGACAAGGTTTTAAAGAGTATAAATAGTATTGAGGATCTAAAAGAAATTGATTTAGATGAAGTCCTTGACACATACGAATATACAAGAAGTAATAACTAAACATACATCGCACATATAACGCATATACGGAGAAATAATATGGCTTTTAATTCCCTTTCAGACCTTCGCAAGGCTCGTGGCAACTTTGATTCATTGATGAAGGAAGTCGAAAAACTTGACGCCCCTCAGCAACGTAATGATGATTCTAACGAGTGGAAACCCACAGTAGATAACGCAGGCAACGGATACGCTGTTATTCGATTCCTTCCTGCACCTCAAGGCGAGGATATGCCTTGGGTACAGATGTTCAATCACGGGTTCCAAGGTCCTACAGGTAAGTGGTATATTGAAAACTCACTTACTACACTCAAGCAGACTGACCCTGTATCAGAACTCAACTCAGAGCTTTGGAACAGTGGTGTAGAAGCTAATAAAGAAATTGCACGTAAGCAGAAGCGTCGCCTCTCTTACTACGCTAACATTCTTGTTGTTGAGGATTCAGGTAATCCTTCTAACAACGGCAAGGTATTCCTTTACAAGTTTGGCAAGAAGATCTTTGACAAGATTAAAGATGCCATGCAGCCTGAGTTCCAAGATGAAGCACCAATGAATCCTTTTGACTTTTGGGATGGTGCTAACTTCAAATTGAAGATTCGTCAGGTAGAAGGATATCGTAACTACGACAAGTCTGAGTTTGCAGCTCCAAGTCCTGTATCAGATAGCGATGACGCTATCGAGGCTATTTGGAATCAGCAACACTCACTTGCAGCAATTACTGATCCAAGCAACTTCAAGTCATATGATGAATTGAAGAAGAAGTTGGACTTTGTGTTGGGTAACAGTGCCAGGGTAGGCACAGCAGAAAGTATTTCCTCTCAAACAGGAGACGCTGCTGATGATAACTTCATGGAAAAGGTTACTAAGCTGGCAACACCTACAGCACCCACACAGGTTGATGCTGATGACGAGGATGATACACTATCATACTTTGCTAAACTTGCAAATGATGACTAATAGTTAGTCAGACAAAAAGGGGGCTTAGGCCCCCTTTTTTTTATCCTAAGACTCTCTGTGTTGAATATAAACTCCAACTATTATTATCATTTCTCAGGGGCTGACTAAACACATTAGTAGCATTGCTACTTGAACTATTATTGTTATTGTTAGTCACATTATTGACTACAGGAGCTTGGGTGTTGGTGTTTGATGCCAAGGCAGTGGTGTGTTCAACAGCATCTCCTGTAGGAATAGGCATTGTGTCTATACTGTCTGCTGAAGTTTGTGTTGTGCTTTCTAAAGAAGACACATCCATAGAAGGATTTTGAATCTCAAAAAGTCTTGCTTGAACCTTTTTCATGTCTTCTTCAGTCAAATCAGCATCATCTATAATTGCTTTTAATATCCGAGGGTTTGTTTCTTCTGCTAACAGATCTTCGTTTATCGTACTTTTTGAAAACAAGTTTTCGTCATACAAACCTTTTTCTTTAGCTTCGTCAAATGCTGCTTCCTCGGGGGTTGTGACAAAAGAATCACCGATAGCTTCACCTGCTTTGTAAAGACCAACACCAACAGCTGCCGCGGCAGCTATGGGCGCAGCAATACCACCGACAGCTACAGAGGTCGCGGCGCCGGCGATGATTGCACCAGCAGTACCTAAAGCTGTGCCACTTAATCTTCCAGTGGTGGTGTTTCGTATATCATCAACAACGAGTTGGTGTTCTTCTGGTGTTATTTCGCCCATTTCTAAAGCAGCATTTGCTTCTTCAATAGTATTATATTGTTCGCGCAAATCCATAGCTACTTGTACGCCGGTCAATGTTCCTGACACTTTGTTACTCCCCAGGAAATCTAAACCCTTGCCTACCATACCTTTTGCGCCGCTAATCAGATCACTTCCTGCGCTCACAACTCGGTTCATAATTGAAGGGGGCTTTGACGGACCCACGAATTCAGCCTCACTCAAAACTTTTGTTGTATCATCAATAGCAGAAGTTACACCATTGGTATCCGGGGCAGCATTGGTATCCGGGGGATTCCTTGCAGCGTCCATCCCCCTTAACGCGTTGGATTCCGCATTGATAACGTCTGTCATCTCAATACCCGGAATAGCATCTGCTATTAATTTAGCAACTGCCAATAAAGAAGCTATAGCAACTGCTATTCCTGCAAGTTTTGCTAAAGGCAGTAAAGCAGTGAATAACCCACCAAAACCCATAGGACCAAACATAGGACCAGAACCGGTGTTTTGTCCGTCTCTAATTTCTTCTAATATGACTTTTGATTCTTGCAACAATTCAGGAACAGAATTGTTTTCTACATCTAATCCACCACCCATAGATTTTAATGCAGCGCTTTGTGAATCTTCTGCAAGGTTTTGCGCTGCCTGCTCTTTAGCATTGAAATTTCTACGGGCTCTCATTACTGCAAAGGGTTTACCTATACCTTTGTCTCCTAAGAATCCTTTATTATTTTTAGGACCGTATCCAAAGAAATCTTTAACCGGATCTACAACAGTAGCTTTAGCAACAGCAGAAAAAGCACTTCCTTGCATTTGCTTATTTGCTTCGTCAAAACCAAGAGCTTTAGAAATGTTTTCGCCTTCTTCACCCGCAACAATTTTTATCTTTTCCATTTGTACAGCAATATCTTTCAAGGCTTTTTCTTGTGCCTTTCCTGTTGCACCTATTCGATTTGCCATTAACTCTGTTAGTTTCTTAAATTCTTCTTTTGTTGCATCATTTGTAGATTCTAATATACGCTGGACTTCTAAAGTATTGCTGCCCATGTTTTGAGCAACTACACCCGCACCTCTCGAAATAGCAGATTGTTTTGCACCGATAGCAGCGAACCCTTCGCCTGCGCCCTGTCTTATCATATTTGATAAATTGGCTACATTTTCCTTGTTGCCGAATCGTCCCTTTTCATTTCTTATATTGGAGGGGCCAAATCCTTCATCTAATATGTTTCTACCTTCTATTTTCATCTATTTTGCTCTTTTTGTTTTTCAGCCTTTTTCTTTAGGTGTTGTACTAACATTGCTACATATATCTCTCTTTCCCAGGGCATCATATTTTCTATTTCACTCAAACCCCATTGATGTTCTTGCATTAATAAGAAATTCGTTTTATAATAATTTTCTAACGAATCCTGAGAAAGAGTTAAACGAAAAAATGCTCATAACCATTTATAGCTGTAATGTTATTGTTGCCACACTCATTGCATTTATATTCTAACCGGTGTCCTAACAACGGCATATCAACAAAAAACTCACCTATTTTTTCTGTCATTGTAACAGGTAAATTATCAATCCATTCTGTTAATTCTTCTTTTGTTATATCATCTTTGTAAATAACTTCTTGGTCATTATAAATGTACTCAATGCAGGAATATATTAGGTCTTCATCTTTTTCATTTGCACTGTTGGCCTGTTTGAGCGCTGATGGGTATTTAAAAACAATTCCCGCTTCTTCAGTAATTTCTATTTTTTTCTTAGATTCTTCAACATTTCCGTAAACCTTAAAATCGTTTATATCCATATCGTAGTTTATTTTGTTTTCGCACTTACCACAGGTCAATATATATGATTGAACGTCTCCTACTGATTTACTTTTCAATTTTATAAATATCCACTGTAACTGATACAACGGTAAAGTATCTACAGCAATTTCTGTTATACAACAATTAGAAATAACCTGCTGTACAGCTCTAACCTGATCTATCACTTCTCCGCCTTCAAGCGCAAGTGTTAATATTTTATTTTCTTTCACTAAAAAAGGCCTAAACTTTAAAGCCTCTTTCATTCCGGGTACCTCTATTTCAAACTCCGGTACCACCACTGTAGGTAACTTCATTATAATCTCCTATATTCTAATCAAAAATTGCATTAAATAATCTATTAAGTAATCCCGTTGATCTCAATTTTTCTTTTAATTCATCTGTTACTGCACCTTCGAGGCCAAGTCTTACCCACTTTCTCGCTGAAAATGAAACAGATATTCTCATCAAAGATGTGTTACTCCAAGATAACTGATTGATATTGATAAGTTTAGGGGTACAATCGAGTAAAAGATATTCTGCCCTTACATTATCTTGCCTATCTAAAGCTCGTACTATTATATTTTTTTGTATCAATACAGGAAATTCTATTTCTTTTGATACGGGACTTACTGTTAATTCAATCCACTTTTCAAATAGTCCTCGAATAGCGAGGCTGTCGTCTGATACAAAAGTAAATACCACATCTTGAGTTAAAAATTCAAGATTTTGATTTCTAAATTCTGTCCATGCGCCTATTTTTACAGGAACATTTGTTGCACTGTATCCTGGTAACTGAGCCTCTTCACACATCAAGCTGATGGTTTGACTGCCTGTTCCTGGATAAGCATCTCTTAGTATATCAGGTATTGTTATTAGCACTTCAAACCTATCGCTTCTTTGCGGGGCGTTTGAAGCTATAAATGCTGAAAAATTTTTATTGTTAAAGTAGGACTTAGCCATTTATTTTGTCTCTGCTGTCTCTATAAACTTTATCTTGGGTTGCTTTTGCAAAATCATGTGTTGGCAAAAAGATAGAGGCTTTCCAATGCTCAGGTTCTATTTTTACAAATCTGCTTTGTACTTGACTGTATAGATATTTTTTTACTGAAGGTTTTACTTCCGGAAATCTACCAAAGTTTTTTAACAAACTCCAACTGATTTCAATTTTACTTTTTTCAGTTAATGCTCTATCTGTAAAGTCCATTAGATTACCAAGAAGCTGGGCCCTTCTTAAATAAGGTAGATAGTGAAAGTTTATGCCTACGAAACCCCCGCTAATATCGTCAAAGGGTAGACAAAGAGGGAACCTGTCATAATATGGTAATGTTTCTTTATACTTAGGATCGTATTGAAACATATACATATTACCGGGTTCTAACTTGCTTGTAAAACTTCCTATGTCTGTACGAGACACTTCAGCAAACGTATTGATACCGTTAGCCATTTTTCGGACAGCATCTTGGTACCATCTGAATGAACGGTCTTGCTCGCCAGCTTTGGCTCGTATGTCTTGGAATGGATTAGCCATACCATTATTTATAATGGTTTACTGGTAATCCTTTAGAGAAAAGTTAGTTCCTAACATATAATCAGTTTTAGCTTCTGGAGCATTACTCCACACTAAAACTTCTGGGTTTTCATATAAGAAGTCACAGTTTTTACAATAATCAATCTCATCAAAGCGTTTTTCTTTGTGTAGTCTACGTAACTCCTCATACTTTTCACCAAAGTATATTTCTTCAAAGGATTGCTCTGAGAAATGACCGAGTACACTTTTTGCTTCATTGGGAGGACCGAGAGTTTGACAGCACGGTGTTACTGCTGCTGTTTGCCCGTTGTTACCGCCTGCACGTACAGTCAGCTCTGGTGCGAAAGGGCGACCACACGTTCTACGTTTATCTGTTTCTCTGCCGTATTCAGGTTTGTAGTTACCGCTCCAATTGTGCATCTTCCAAATGTAACCGATAGTGCCTATTTTGTTAATAACATTACGTCTGTATTCTTCTACTTCAAACTCAATCTGATTGTTGTTAAGAATAAGATGATAGGAACTTACTTCACAACTACTGCCCGACTCTTTAATATACTCTTTCAACTTGATAGCATTTTCGGTGACCATGTCAAAGTTATCCATGCTCATCCACTTCTTGTACATCTCTCTATTGTAGCCTATGAAACTGAAACGCATGAAATCTAATCCTGCATCAACAACATCCTGCATAAACTGACCACGAAGAAAACTGCCATTAGAATACATGAATGATTTGAGGCCACGTTTTGTTACTGCTTCTACGTACAGAGGCAGACGTTTGTTCATTGTAGGTTCGCCACTGCCTTCGAGATTGATTACAGGGGTTCCGTACTTACCTACTATTTGATCAAGGATATCTTCAAACATATCTAATGGCATGATACGAGTCCATTCTTTACCTCTTCCTGGATCTGAATGAGGACACATAGCACATGAATAGTTACAACCACCCGCAACTTCTAAAACAACACGCTCTAATTTCATAATTTTAATTCTTTTTCAGTTATAATCTTGAATTTCCACTTGCGGTCTTTACAAAATTCTTCAGCCGCTTCCCATTTGGCGAGATTAACTCCCCATTGCTTTACTTCATTTATAAACCTTTTAGTCCGACGTTTTGGGATCTTAGGTTCTTGTGTAAACCGATAAGGTTTTACCTCTACAAGATACATTTCAGTTATATTATTATTACATACTTTAACATAAAAGTCAACAAAATATCTATGATATCTATTGTCTAATGGTGAACGATAAGGTATAACAATTTCTTCACTTCCCCATTCGGTCACCGAATCATTGAGATCACACCAATTCATAAATTTTAATTCATAGCCGGAACGATAAATAATGTTTGTTATGTCTCCCTTATACTTTGCTGGATTACGAGGCCTAAACCTTCCTTGATGTAAGTCTTTGGTATATGTCATAAGTTCCTGTTATAAATAATGTAAACCCATATTAAAGGTTATTTATAGAGGTTAAAAAAAATGGCTGATGATGACGAGCAATCAACATTACCTGCTGGCGCACGGAGAAGAGCTCGCCGGGAAGAACAGCGACAAGAGGTCGCTGCACAACAGCAGCCAGCTGTAGCCGCAGCTGAACCTGAAACTTCTCCTGCAGAAGATAGCACCGCAGCAAATACTCACAAAGTAGACAATTTGTTGACGAACCTAAGTTTTAGGTATCCTCAAGATATTGGAGAGAATCCGGAACAACCGCACAGTATTATATTTTATATTAATGCGAGAGAAAGAAGCTCAGTTGGAAGTGAGGCCAAGTTTCAAAAAGATTTAGATAATCTCCTGGGTGGTTTTGGAGAATGGTCACAAGCTGACAGACAAAGAAAAGAGCAAGTAGGAGACGAAAGCAGGGCAACTGGAGAACAAATTGATATCCTCGGTTCTTTATTTAAAGCTGCCGGTGTTTATGCGGGATTCAAAGCAGGTAAAGCTGTTGCAAACTTTATAACAGCTGGTACCGGTTCTCCTGCTTTAAGAACAGCTGTAGGTGTTGCAACTGCCTATGGTGGCTATGAAATAGCAGAAAACATTGGTGAAGCAGTTATCCAGGCAAATGAAACTATACGTCTTCTTAATACAATACAGTTACACATTGCAGCTCCGCCTACTGTATCATACGGGGCTAAATGGCAAAATACTTCATTAGGTACATTTGGTGGAGGAATCCTTAACGGCAACATTCCTATGCCGGAATCTTCAGATGACTTGTTGGGGATTGTTAAAAATACTCTTGCAGGAAACAACAACACTGCAAACGCCATGGCAAGAAGTGTTATACAAGGAGCTGCAAATTTGCCATCTCAACTCGGCGGCGGAAGTTTCGGTGATGTTTTTGATGTATCAACTAAGACGACTTTGAATCCATTTAGAGAACAGCTTTTTGAACAAATGGATTTTAGATCATTTGCTTTTAATTATATTTTTGCACCGAAGAATGACACAGAATTTGAAGATGTGATGAATATTATTCAGTTATTTAAATACCATATGCACCCAGAACTCGCTGAAGGCAAAACTATTATGATTTACCCTTCAGAGTTTAACATCGAATATATGTACAAAGATCAACGTAACGAGTACGTCAATCAAATTTCTTCTTGTGCGCTGACTAATATGGATGTATCATATGGCGGTGCAGACTTTACAACATTTATTAGTAAGCCAGGCGGCCCATCTCAAATTAGTATGAGATTGCAATTTACTGAACTTGAGATGTTGGTTAGAAAAGAAGGCGGTATTACTGATAGCTATAGGACAAGCAGATAATGTATTTTAAATATCTACCGACATTAATTTACACTACTCCTCAAAATAAAAATATTGCAGTAAGAGATATTTTTGTTAGAACTGGTTTTAGAAGTGGTAACGTAAGTAATTTAAACATGGATGCTTATTATTTAGATGACGGGGAAACACCTGAACATCTATCTAACAGAGTATATGGTACGCCATTATATCACTGGACAATCTTACTGGTTAATAATATAATCAATCCATACGAGGAGTGGCCAAAATCTTCAGTTGCGTTGACAGAATACGTTAAAACAAAATACGGTGCAGGAAATGAATCAGCAGTCCATCATTATATGATAACTGGTAGCAACCCTGAACTTGTAGTAGATTATGATGCTGCTAAATTAACAGCAGGAACTCACAGCGCTGTTACAAACATGGATTATGAAATAGACCTTAATGAATCTAAAAGACATATTTATTTGATAAAAAATAAATTCATTGGAGATTTTGTTAAAATATATAGACGTCTGGTGAGGTAGTGTGGATAACGAAATTTTAACAGGTGCTGGTCAGATTACCTTTGATGATATTCTTCTGGTAAATAGTGACAGTAACGTATTAGATCTAAAAACCTTTATGGTTGAATTTATCCTGTATGAGGATATTTTTGCTAACTGTTTAACAGCCAAAATGTTAATATCAGACGGTATAGATCTTGTTTCAAACTTTCCAATCAGAGGAAACGAACTGGTAGTAATAAAGTTTAGAACACCTACATATGTTGATGCGCCTGCTAATATTATTGAAAAGCAATTTAGAGTTTATTCAGTAACAGATAGATTTAATAATAACGATACTCAAAGTTATTACACACTACAGCTAATTTCTGTTGAAGGATATTCTGACTTACAAATAACTGTTAATGGTAGTTTAAAAGGCAATACTGATGAAGTAGCTGCGTCAGTATATCAAGATTATATTTCACTTGACAGAAGGTTTGATGATCCAGGTAGAAAAACTCCTTTGTATATATCGGACTCTCCTCATTCAAGTAAGATAAAATATACTTCTAATTTTTGGTCTCCTTTTAAAAATATGAATTTCATATCTAAAAGAGTTAGGGGAGGAAAATTGCAGGGGTCCGACTATCTGTTTTTCGAGTCTAATAAAGGATTTTATTTTAGTAGTGTAGAGGCTCTAATCGAAAAAGGGCAAAAGTTTGGAATGCTTGATGAATATGTGTATGAGCCTGTAGAGGAAACATTTCCACGTAGAGCAGATGGGTTAAAATATACAGGAAATGTTTTACCTCCAGCATTTACTAAAATTGATTCATTTCAAATGCCTAAAACGGTTGACATTATCGAAGGCACAATGACAGGTTACTTTGCAAATGCTATTCGTGGATATGATTTAACAACAAAAAAATTGACAGAATCTACTTTTGACTTTGTGGATCAGGCCAAAGCTTTTGTGAGAACCTCAGAGGGAATACCTATCCCTGATGATGTTCGTGGTAATCCGATGATGCACACAGAGTTTGTTGTATTCAACACAAACTTGTACACCGATTACGGTACTACAGACAATAGCGAATTACCAAACGGTCATCCAGCAGAGTTTTACACAGACAGAATACAATACAGAAAGTCATATTTAAGTGGGTTAGATCATTTTAAATTCACAATAAATATTCCTGGAAGAACAGATATTGAAGTGGGACAATTAATTAATCTTAAATATTTGTCACCGAGATCCAAAACAACTGAAGATGATGAGGGAACAGTATTAGATCCTTATCTTTCAGGTCCCTATATAATAACAGCTTTGAAACACACAATAAAGTATGATAAACATAGCATCACTGCTGAAATTGTGAAAAACGGTTTGAACTTAGATCTAAGCGAGTAAAGAATGTTAGTACCACAATTTAAAATGTGGATAGGCGTAGTAGAAAGTAGAGCCGATCCTGAAAACTTAGGAAGATGTAAAGTAAGAGTATTGGGATATCACACAGCCAATACTGTTACACTTCCTACAAAGGATTTGCCCTGGGCTACTGTAATGCTACCTGTCACTTCAGCAAGTATGTCAGGTGTCTCTGAAACTCCTGCGCTATTACCCGGTTCAACTGTTGTTGGCTTTTTTGCTGATGGTAATGACGAACAAAGTCCTGTTATTATAGGGTCACTTCCAGGTATTCCTGTTGAAAGAATAGAAGACCCAACAATAGGATTTAGCGACCCTAATGGAAAGTTTCCAAGAACTGAAGAGGACGTGGGATACAATGATCTTAACGAACCAGATCTTTCACGCCTTGCTCGAGGAAGTGCAGCAGAAAAACACGCAAGCCTTGTAGAGAAAAGAAAAAAACAAACCAAGGCAATTCCTACAGCTAAAGCACCAAGTATAACTACTGTCACCCCTGACATAACAGGAAAGGATTATTCTTCTGTTCCTTGGGACGAACCTCATCCTCGTTTTGGTTCTACAGCCACAGGAACCTATAGTGAGCCAGGCACAGTTCCTACATTCGGTAAAGGAACTACTTCGGTTTATCCTTTCAACAAAGTAACAGAAACAGAATCCGGTCATGTGTTTGAAGTAGACGACACACCTGACAACGGAAGAATACATGAGTATCATAATTCAGGATCCTTTTACGAAATACAAGCTGACGGAACTAAAGTCACAAAGATTGTCGGTGATGAATATGAAATAGTAATTGGTGGTAAGAATGTTTCTATAACAGGCGGATGTAATGTCACTATTGTTGGTGACTGCAAACTTAGAGTAGACGGTGATTACTACGAAGAAATTAATGGTAATAAGTTTACAACTATTACAGGTTCTCATCATACTAAGATACAAGGCAATAGTGTTGCTGAAATAGGCACAGGTATGAGTGTGAATGTTACTGAAGATTACAGTTTAAGGACCGGTGGAGTACAGACTATTACGTGTGTCGGTTCACATACCATGAGTGTAGGCGATGGATTTAATATGACTGTTAATGGAGGGTATAATTTAACCTCTACAGGTAATATGTCAATGACAACCTTGCAGTCATATAATCTTACCTCACTGTTAAATATGACACAGACCGCAGTGGGTACTTACCGAGCATCAGGTACTAATATGTCGCTGTTAGGTGTTGCCCAACAGAAACTTGTAGGCGGCGCAGCACAATTACTTGAAACACTTGGAATACAAACTATTGCTGCTGGTTATCAGGAAACAAAGACAGGTGCAAGAAGTATTACTACCGGCATTACACAACACACAGGTATGGTTTCTGTCACCGGTCTTGTCGCCGCAACAGCTGTTACAACTGTTACAGGTATTGGGCTTGGTACACACTCACATATTGGCTCAGCACCTGGTACGCCAACTCCTAAACCACCTATACCATAGGATAATATATGAGCTGCGGACTATTAAGTGAAAAGCAAAATGAATTATTGGGGCGATTAACCTCACTGTCCTCTGCTGATGGTGTTTTAGGTTTGTTAGATCTGACACCATTTACGTTTCCTACTTCTGGTCAGGGCATAGCTGAGGCTTTAGGCGTAGGCGCAAAATATGCCACCCTGACAACTGATATACAAAGAGTAGAACAATTTATAGCTGATGTTAAGAATGGTATGATACCTATACCAACGGATTTAATCCCCCCAAAATTAAAATCTTTACATACCGATGTAAAAGAGGTTATTAATAAAGTGAAACCTGCTGTGAATAATTTATCAGCTGTGGTTTTAGACGCTGAGGGTATTGCAAACGAAGTAAAAAATCTTAAAAGCAAGTGGGGTGATATTGATGTTGGTGCAGGGGGGCTTGAGGCTTTACCTGGTCTCATAAAAACTGGAGCTTTGGATTTAGAAAGTGTTTGTAACAAAATAGATAATTTACAAAAATCAGCTGATGGTCTTAGAAATGTTCTTAAAGGCAAACCAATAACACCCCCTGATGAGGATCCTGCACCGGCAGATGCCCCTGAACCTGTTCCGGATATTCCTGTACCCACAGTTACACAAGATATTGAAAGAAGGGTAAACGAAATATTAGCTGAGTTTGAGGAAATTGAAAAACCAGCATTATATAATAAGTTAGAAGCTAATGAAAAAACTAAAATACTTTCCCAAATAGCAGGCAGGTTGGGCATATAACAGTATAAATACTAACATGGCTGAACTAAAACAAAAAACACCTATACTATACAGTGATCTGGATTTAGCATTTACTCCAAATCCGGTCACGGGTGATGTGTCTAAAAAATTAGACGTTAATGCTGTAAAGCAATCATTACGCACTTTGATATTGTCAAACTTCTATGAGAGGCCGTTTGCTCCTAATAAAGGCGGACATCTAATAGGATATCTTTTTCAAAATATGGACGTGCTTAACTCACAAACCATTAAAAGACATTTAAAAAATTTAATAGAAACATATGACAAGAGAGTGCGAATAGAGGACATAAGTGTTCCTGTTTCCGCTTCTTTATCAGATAGAAACAGTTTGATAATTACTATTAGATTCTATGTCTTGGGCATACAAAAAGTTACAGATTTAGTAATAAATCTTGAAAGGTTAAGGTAACATGGCAAAGTTAGATGTAACAGAATTAGATTTTGAAACAATAAAATCAAATTTAAAAGCGTATTTGGCTGCACAATCAGAATTTCAAGATTACAATTTTGAAGGTTCTGCTATGAATGTTCTTTTGGACACTCTTGCATACAACACGCATTACAATAGTGTTCTTGCACATTTGGTAGGTAATGAGGCCTTCATTGATACTGCTACAAAAAGAGCTTCAGTAGTTTCTATAGCCAAAGGATTAGGATACACTCCTCGGTCGGTAAGAGGCTCTACAGCAACTATAAACTTTAGAGTAGTGCCACCGGTGTCAAATAGTAATTCAACACTAACACTTTCCAGAGATACAGCTTTTACCTCGGTCATTAATTCTACGAGTTACCTCTTTTATCCAAGAAACTCGGTTACCGTCAATAAAGAAACCAGAACAATTGGCGGAGTAGCTATATCTGGATTCTTTTTTGATAATGTACAAATAACAGAAGGTACCAGGATTTCTAATAGTTTTGTAGTAACATCTAATACATTATCCGGTCCTTTTACTATACCTAATAATAATATTGATACTTCCTCAATGCGTGTTAGAGTAAGAGAATCTCAATCAGATTTAACTATTTCAACATACTTACAGTATACAAATTTAACAGATGTAGGCACTACAACTAAAGCGTATTTTATTGAGGAAGATGTTGACGGTTTATATTTGGTTCGCTTTGGTGATAACTATGTAGGTAAAAAATTAACAGATGGAAATGTTGTTGTTGTAGACTATATTGCATCTAACGGTGAGGCTGCTAATGGTGCAAATAGATTTTCCGGCAATTCCGGAACATTTATATCTAATGATGAAGTTATAACTATAACAACTGTATATAATGCAAGCGGCGGCTCTGGCAAAGAATCTATCGACTCAATTAGAAAAACTGCCCCTCGTTTTAATCAGACAAGAAACAGAGCAATTACCTCAGCTGACTATCAGGCATTAATATTGGCAAGTAATTCTAACATCCAGTCTTGTGCTGTTTGGGGAGGAGAAACTAATGATCCTCCCATATACGGAAAGGTCTTTATTTCATTAGACCCGTATCCAAATCAAATTATTACAGATGCAGACAAAGCTAAAATACAAACAGAAATTTTAGACCCTAAAGCTCCTGTGGGTATATTGACTGAGTTTGTTGATCCAAATTACGTTTATATACAACTTAGAATAGGGGCTACTTATAATCCTAAAGTAACCGCATTGACTATGGGTGAAATTACTTCAACAATCAGCACAGCAGTTGGTGCTTACTTTACAAATAGTTTGAATGTTTTAAATAAAGACTTTTACTTATCAGACTTGCACCGTTATGTGAAAGAGTCTTCCTCTTCTATAATTTCGGTAAATATAAATCCAAAATTACAAATTAGAAAATCTGCAATGACCTTAGGTAAAAGCGAAAGTTTTACCTTATCTTTTAATAATAAAATAGAGCCAAGGACTTTACATTCTACTTGGTTCAATGTCAACATTGGTACAGGAAATTATGATGTAAAATTACAAGATGTTCCTCGAACAGGGGTCAATCCTCCCGAGTATACTGGTTTAGGTGATGTTTATTTGTATGGCAAAAAAGATAATAAAAATCTTGGTTTGGTGGGCATTGTTAATTACGACACGGGCCGTGTTACATTTATTACTCAGATAAATTCTTATTCCGGCACTGATTCATTTGTCAGGATAAATGCCAAACCACATGATGACGTTAAAGATATAAAAACACAAACGCTAACAAGAGTTTCAGAAGTAAATACATCTGCGGTAGTGGCACTACCTTCTAAGAATACGGTATTAACTTTAGATGACACCCAACTTAACACAACAACAGGTGCAAGAAAAGGATTAGACATTGTTATTAGTCAACAGGTAATAAATGAATAATGTCTCATAAGATACCGAGTTATTACAGATATGTAGAATCCGTTACTGTATCTAATGCAGGTTCCGGCTACGTTCCGAATACTCCCCCAACAATATCATTTACCGGCGGCGGCGGCACAAATGCAGCTGCCACTGCTGTAGTAGGACCATCAGGTCAAATAGTCTCAGTTACTATTACTAATCCTGGAACCGGTTATACAACTGCCCCAACTGTAACAGTTAGCGGTTCAGGCGGCGCGGTGCTAACAGCAGTATTATCTTTTGCTTCTGGAGATACTACTGAACACGTAGAAAAAAATGCAGACAACATCAAGTATTCTATTCCCGAATTCATACGAGAAGATTATACTACCTTTGTCACGTTTATTGAAAAATATTACCAATGGATGGATCGTCCTGGTAATCCAATCAATGTTCTGTTGAATAAAAGGTTTTACGATATTGATGAAGCAAATTCTACGGAAATTGAAAAATGGCGTCAGATGCTTGCCAAGCGTTGGCCCTCAAATTTACCAGTAGATAAAAAGTTTTTTTACAAAAACATAAAATACTTGTATGAGAGCAAAGGTTCTAAAGCATCGGTAGAAACATTCTTCCGTTTATTTTACGGTGAAGATGTATCTATATTATATCCAAGTAGGTATATTTTAAGAGCATCTGACGGTATATGGAAAGAAAAACAATCTGTCAAAGTAATCTCTAATAACAATTACGAAGTATTAAATCTTAAAGGTGCTTTAATTGATATACACTATTACGTTTCATTCGGTTCCGGATACAGAACACAAGTAGTACCGGCAACTGTTACCGACGTTATAAAAATTGATGCAACCTCTCCTCAGCAGTGGGAAGTATTTTTAAAATTTGATACTCTCAGAACTTCTATTCCAGGCCCGGGAGCAGACGCTGCCGGCACAATAGTATTTGAAGGACCAATCGCTACTGTAGATACTATAGGTGTAGCAGATGTAAGTAGATCTGCTGGAACATACACTATTGGTGCATCTGATTGGACCTCAAGTGGTGCAGGATCTCTTGCAGAGTTTACTGTGGTTGTTGATGGTTCAGGTGATGCAACTGTTACAATAGATGTTGATGGCCAAGGATTTGTAATAGACGAAACTATTACTATTGCAGATGCGAACCTCGGTGGCGGCGGTGGAGCAGATCTTACTTTTGATGTTGCAACTCTTGTAGAAGGCCAGTTAAAAGTCAATGATATACTTATAACTAATACAGGTATTGGTTACGTGGCCGCACCGACTGTATCTATAATTGATACGGGTACTGGTTCGGATGCTACAGCAAGACTGACATTGAACACAACAACTGAAAAAATACGTGATGCTATTATTACCAATAAAGGCACACTTTATAATTCTACTACAACAAGTTTAACGATTAACAATCTAAACATTGATAGTTTTATTACACTTAGAGGCTCTTCTGTTGCAAGAAGCTCTTTAGTTAGATCTTTAGCATCTGTATCTTCTGGTACATACTCAGGTAGTGGTACTCCGACTTTTAGAGTAGGAGACGTTTTCTTAATAAATGAAAGCGGAGATGACGATAGAGGATATGCCTTAGATTATTTTGCTGAAGATTATGTTATTATTGGAGGAAGTAATAATGCGTTTGTTAAAGTAGAAACTGTTTCATCAGGCATACCTACTTCATTTGCAGTTATAACAGCTGGCTATAATTTTAATGTAGGGTCAGCCGTAATAAGTTTAACAGACTCTCTTGGTGAATCTGTCAATGTGACCATTAATTCTGGATATCTTTTCTCTTATCAAGGAGAATATACGGATGACCGAGGCAAATTGTCAGATGTTAATAGACTACAAGATAATAGAAAGTATCAAACCTATTCCTACATTGTAAAATCTACACACGCACAATCAGAATGGAATAGAGATCTAAGAGACACAGTGCATCCCGCTGGTTGGGAAGTGTTTGGTGAGTTGGTTATAACAAATGAAATATCCTTTGAAGACTTTGATATAACAGTTCCACAAGTACACTTTAGATTCTTTGAAGAAGATATATTTGCTGGAGAAGGCGGAGAAACTTCAGAGTCATTTAGCATTGAATATGAAATCTCTTTTAGTGAAACAGTAACTAAAACAGATGTTGTTACTAAACTTATATCGCCGTCTTATACAGATGCAACAACAAATATAAGAGAAAGCGATGCTGGTACTCAAACTTATTTTGCTGAAGATTATGTTGACAATGATTTCTACGTAAGAGATGGTGGTATATATTTCTCTTATGGTAAAAATGTTAGTGATAGCGCAACTACACTTGAAACTGTAGTTAAAACTGTTCAGTGGAATAGAGATTTTGCTGATAGTGCAATTGTTACAGATGTAATTTCTACTCAATTGACGTTGATAAGAACTTTCAGTGACGCTACTTCTAATACAGATTCAGCGACATTGCATATAAGTAAATCATTTACTGACAATGCTCATTCAGATGATGCTACATTTTTAAATTTAGATTTGCAACATGAAACTGCTGTAGATGATATAACAAACAGCGATATTTCAGTTATAAATACAAGTAAGCCTATTTCAGATACGGGCACAACATCTGAAATAGTAGCTAAGAATTTTACAACTTCACGGTCTGACACAACAACAACTTCAGACAGTGGAACAATAACAGGGCCACAAGACTATGTAGATATCACCTACTTTGCAGAAGATTACATAGTAGGGACTACATTAGGCTCATTCTAATATTGGAGAACAATAATGTTTAAAGACACAATGAAAGCGACAGGACAAGTAAATGTCGTGATTAAAGATGAAAACGGTAATGTAAAAAGTGATTTTACAGTACCTAACTTGGTGGTTGATGCTGGTCTTGATTTTATCGCAGCACGTATGAAGGACACTCTCGGGGGTCACACACTTCCTGATGAAATGTCACACATGGAAGTAGGTGATGATACCACTGCTGCCGGTGCTTTACAGACAGCTTTGGTATCACCTATTTCCGGTTCACGTACGGCTTTGACTACAGCGGGCGGCACTGTTACTGACAATTCCGTTGCTTATGTTGCTACTTTTGGTGCGGGTGTAGGTACTGGTGCTCTTACAGAAGCAGGTATCTTTAATGCTTCAGCAGCAGGCACAATGCTTTGTCGTACTGTTTTTTCAGTAATCAACAAAGGTGCTGCAGACTCAATGACGATCACTTGGACAATTACTATTTCTTAATAGGTAGATAGATGGCGATTCTTCTTGCCAATAGCGGCAGAATACAGTTAGCAAGATCTGTTAGACGTGACCTTGTAAACACCAACGATTATTTTTGGATTACGTTGGGAAAAACAACGGCTTGGTCTAATGAGGAGTTACCTCCAACACCAACAGATGATTTGCATACAATAAATGACTTTCAAAAGAATATCATTTATGCTCAGCTTGCTGATAGTGCTGATATATGCCACTTGGCAAGAAGAATTAATTGGACCAGCAATACAGTATATGACCAGTATGATAATTCATATGGTAGACCTTATATAGATGTATTTGGTTCAGCTGCTCTAAATGGTGTCACAACACACACAGCAACCTCTGGTGCTTCAAGTTTAAAAACTGCTAACTTTTATGTTGTCACTGACGAGTTTAAAGTATATAAATGTATGTACAACAATCTCGGACAACCAAGTACAGACAAACCGATTAGTACGGATCCGTCAGTAATTTCAACTATGGCCGATGGATACAAATGGAAGTTCATGTTTCAGATTTCCTCTTCTGACCAAACAAAATTTTTGGACTCAGGTAACATTCCCGTAAGAAAATATACGGTTGACCCATATGCAGATGTTAACGGAGAAGTAGATACTATTGTTAAAACAGCTGGTGGTAGTGGCTATACTACTGCCACGGCAACGATTGCAGGTGATGGCTCAGGTGCCACTGCATCTGTAACAATTGCAGCAGGGGAAGTCACGGGATTTACAATTACAAATAATGGTTCGGGGTATTCTTTTGCTCGTGTTACAATATCGGGTGATGGTGCAGGTGCTACAGCAACAGTCAATCTAAAAAATACAGTAGGGACACCAGCACTACAAGAGGCGGTTGAAACTGCAGCTGTGACAACTTATGCAACTATAGATAGAATAGAAGTAATTAATACGGGGTCAGGTTATATATTGGGTGATATAAAGGTAGTCATTACCGGAGACGGTGTTGGTGCTGAAGCAACTGCCACTTTAAATTCTGAAGGACAAATAACTGGAGTGACTGTTACTGATTATGGGTACGGTTATAGTTTTGCAGATATAACATTTACTAACTTGAATGGTGTAGAAAACTTAGGAGATGCAAAGGCTACTGCAAGAGCTGTTCTTGGGCCGAGAGAAGGACATGGCGGACATGCTATTAATGAATTGTTTGCAAATAAACTTGCTATTGTTCTAAGTACAGATGAAGAAAATAATACAGATTTATTTTTAAACAACGATTTTAGACAAATAGGTCTTGTAAAAAATATAAAACAATATGGTAGCACTTCAATTAATTTTAGTAGTGGAACCGGAAATAATACTACAAGAATAGAAGTGGGAAGTGCAATCGAACAAGCAAAATATAATGCTGATGATATAATAACTACAAATGAAAATGGAAGATTTAGAGTAATACATAAAACTGTGGATGGTTCCAACTATTATGTGTGGTTACAACCCATTATAAATTTAATATCTGCAAGCAGTATTTTGACTAATACCAACACAGGCGTGTCGAGCCTGAGTATAAATAGTTTTCAGAATCCTGAATTAAACGTACATTCTGGTGATGTTATGTATATTGAAAACCGTACATTTATAAACAGGCAGGAAGACCAAGTAGAAACAATTAAGGCAATATTAACATTTTAGGAAAAAGTAGATGGCTCTGAATTTAAACACTACTCCGTATTTTGACGACTTTGATGTTGGAGACAACTATACCAGGGTTTTATTTAAACCAGGATACGCAGTCCAAGCAAGGGAATTGACACAGCTACAAACTATATTGCAGAATCAGATTTCTTCACTTGGTAGCTTCACCCTGAAAAACGGCGCTGTCATTAGTGGTTGTTCCGAAAATATTAGTCTTATTCCTTATATTAAAATAACCGATACATATTATCCAAACGGCACCTCTACTGCTACTACTCTTAACAATAGCGATCTTAGTAAATATATTGGCGAGACTGTTCAAGGTGTAACTTCAGGAATGAAAGCCAAGATCTTGGAAGTTAGTCAAAGTGATGGCACTGGAAGACCCAATATTAAAGCATTTTATTTAGCATATATGGATCATGCCGGAACGGCAAACGATCATTTTGTGCAGACTACAGATGCAAGATTTAAAATAATTTCATCTGGTTCATATAGAGACACTGAGTTTGTTATAGATTCTTTTACAAGCTCAACTCTCGGTAATAATTATTATGGCACTGCTACAAAAATTCAATTGTCGGCCGGTGTTGTATATGTAAACAATCAATTTGCGGTCACACCTGCGATATCTTGTTTTGCAGATCCTTTTAGTAATGGTGTAAAAAGAAAAATTGGTTTCCAAGTAACAGAATCAATCAAAACAGCAGCTGATGATCCTACGTTGAAAGACCCTGCTTCAGGTTCATTCAATTTTAATGCTCCCGGTGCTGATAGACTTAACCTTGCTGTTTCTTTAACTTCATTAAAGACCACGGTTGCTGTACCGGGAAACTTTTACGAGTATGCAAGATTTGAATATGGGGCATTGGTTAGAAATAAAGTTAAAGAAGATCCTTTACAAAAAATCAATGATAGTATTGCTACAAAGTTTTACAATGCCAATGGCAACTATGTTGTCAATGGAATGAAAGTTAAAATCAGAGAACATTTAAATGATGGTGTTAATGGAGGAGCATTTACTGCTGCGAACGGCGGTTCTGAAAGCAAATTTGTTGTGCAAATATCTCCCGGTACCGCTAATGTTGCAGGGTATACTAAATCACTTGATGCACCTAAACTGATAACAGTAAACAAACCAACAAGTTCTTATGTTGATGAAGGATTATCTGTTACTACTTCATACGGTAATTATGTTGTTATTGATGAATTATGTGGTAATTTTGATGTTGATGGTGGTGCAACAGTAGAATTAAGATCGGCGGCGGCGGCCGCTGTTACTGCAGGAACTTTCTCTGGAACTTCTGCTCCTGGTACTTCTATAGGTACTGCTAAAGTAAGACATCTTGTACATTCATCCGGAACTCCCGGTGCGGCCGCTGGTCAATATAGAATTTATTTGTATGATGTAAAAATGAGTGGCAATGCTCAGTTTAAAGATGTGCGAGGAATATATTATAATGATTCTATTGCAGATGCTCATGCTGATATTGTTTTAGAAGATTTAAATTTTGACAGTACCCCTGAAAGTGCTGTGTTAAAGGAAAAAGATTATAATCGTCTTATATTCCCATTGCCCACTACTTACATTAAAACACTTGCACCGAGCGGAACATTCGATTATAGCTTCAAATATACAAAAGAGTTTGATATAGACTTTGATGCTACTGCTACTGCTACTGCTACAGTGTCCACTCCGATTTCTTTTCCACATGGCACCGGTAGCTTATCTGATACTATAATAAATGCAAACATTATTGTTGTAGCAAAAGATAGTTTTCAAACAGTAGGCGGAACTACTATAACCGCCGGAGAAGTTTTGGACATGACTTCCGGAACAAGAACTGTTACCGGTGCATCAAATTCTGTAGAATTTGATTTAGATGACACAATAAATACCTCTACTTATCCAAACCGTAGAGCCAAAGCATATGTCAATGTACAGGTTTCCGGAAACATAAGTCCGATAACAAAAACACTACAAAAAGATCATTATGTAAAACTTACGATAGACGGTACATCGGGATATGCGACTTCAGAAGATACCTTCTGTCTCGGTGTTCCAGATGTGTTAAAAATAAAAGAAGTAAGAGTACACTCTTCGGCCTTTACAACAGGGAGTGAGGGTACAGCAGTTACATCTCAGTTTACTTTGGATAACGGTCAAAAAGATAATTATTATGGGTTGTCAAATATTGTTAAAAAATCTACCTCCACTGTAGACTTTAGTGCAACCCCTTATGTTTTAGTTAAATTTGATTACTTTACAAACTCAGCTGCGGCGGGTCCAACTTTTGCGTGTGTAGACTCATACGCTGCTACTATTGCAGCTGGGGATATGAAGCTACAAGAAATTCCTTTGTTTACACGTAGCACTGGTGTGATAATAGATCTGAGAAACGTGGTCGATTTTAGACCATATGCAGCTACTACGGCAACACCTAATTCTGTATTAGCATCAGCTCCGTCAAATCCAAGCTCAGTCTTAACTATTGCAGCTCCAACAGGAGGGTTAACCAACCCTGTACCGGTGCAAGAATTTACAACTGATATTGAATCATACTTTGCTCAGGCATTTAGAGTGGTTCTTGGTTCAGGCAATGGAGACTTTAAAGTAATTCCAGGCCCACAGTCCTTGAAAGTAGTACCTCCTGCTATAGAAAACACTAAAGATATGACCTTGGCGACTTTCTCTTTGAAGCCTTTTCCTTCATTGTCCCCAGACTCAGGAAAATATTATGGCAGACAGGATCTTGCTACTAAGGTAAAACAGATAGAAAATCCAAGATATACCATGCGTAAAATAGGTACCTTGGAACAAAGAATTAAAAATCTTGAATACTATACTTCGCTTTCTATTTTAGAATCACAGGCGCAGAACGAGAAATTCTTAAACGCTAATGGTGTTGATAGATTTAAAAATGGTCTTTTAGTAGATCCTTTTAATTCATTTGCAGTTTCAGCGGTAATGAATCCTGATTATAATGCTTCTTTAGACAAAGACGCTGCGTATGTTAGATCTAAATTTACTCAAGATAGCATTCAGCTTGTCCCGGCGTTCACTGAGACAAGTGATGAAGCCGGTCAGACCGGAAAATACTTCCATGTTCCTGCTGCTGAAGTAGTTTATGCTGAACAGCTTTTAGCCTCTAAGTATGAAGCAATAGTAACGGAACTATTATACGATACTACTGAAGCTGTTGGTACTCCTGACGAAGACGAAACTGTGGTTATAGACCCCGTGCCCAGAGAGACGGTAGTAACTTATAGATTAACTCGTTCCCAGAACGCGGTTGACGAAGGAGATTCGTTTAGTATCAATATTCAAGCAACTAATGTCCCTGCAGGAACAACTGTTCCGTGGACTCTCGCAGGAGATTCTGGTTATACTTTGGTTGCTGGAGATTTTACATCAGGAAGTTTGTCCGGTACGGCTACTATAGGTAGTGGCGGCGGGGCATCAGTTAGTTTTACTTTAGCAGATGATACCGGGATTACTGATGCTGATGCTTCCGTGGCTATGACATTTACACTCGGAACAGATAGTCTTTCTAATGTACCTGGCCAGAGTGCAGTAGTGACACTGTATAATTCTAACAGGGCTGAAGAAGTAATTAATTGCGGAGCTGGATATTATTATGATCCAGCTACAAATACTTGTATACAAGAAATACCCCCACCTCCATGCGGCGGCTCAACTATATTTGGAATGATGGCTATAGCTCCAGCAGAAGATTCATGGTCGGATTATGAATATGTTTCACCTGTTTATAATAATATAACAGGATCATATGACAACTTTGAATATGCGGACGCATGGGATAGGCAGTGGAAGGGCTGGACTGTAGTAGACACATATTATGAAACTTTACTCGGCGATATTACTACTAATGAGGTAAGATCTTGGGAAGAATACTCACACACTGAATCAAACACTTTAGGAACCTATGACGGTTCTGGAAACCGATACCAACAGTTTGGTGAAATATATAGAACTTTCACTGAGTTTCAAGATAGACAGCTGGTAACTAAAAATCGTATGGAATCAGGGTATGATACCTTTACTGAAACTTATACAGGGGCATTGCCAGATACTATCACAGAGTATGTGGGTGAATCTATTGTAGACGAATCTTATATTCCTTACACCAGAGCACAAAGCATTGACTTTAGCGTTAGTGGTCTATGTAAGAATCAAGTACATGATATATACATGGGCGGCCGCTCTAAGGGGTCTGTAACAACTGACCATAATGGCCGAGCTTCCGGAACAATTTCAATTGGACAGGGGGAGTTTGAAGCAGGGGTCATAGACATTATGTGTTCTGCTACTGTTGGTAATAATTTATCAGCGTCAACTTCTATTGCTACAGCTACTTTCTACTCGGGCGGCGGAACAACGGTACAAAAACGTAAAGAATATTCAGTTATTACTCCTCCAGTACCGGCTAACAAAGAAGTGAAATCTTCTACAGAATCTAAACTTGTAGAACCTGGTTGGGAGACATACTACGAAAGTGTTGGGGCTCCGTATATTGTAGAAGGAATGCCAAACATTAAATACGGTGAGGCTTATGTAGACGCAAGTGGCACCTATGGAAGTGTTGTTACTGTACAACAACTTGCCGATGGATCAACCGTGTCAGGTAATGTTACAAACACACAGCAAGCTTTACAATCTTCTATCCTGACTACTTACACTGGCAGTGGGCTTATTGACGTTGACACTGAAGGATTTGCTACTTGGGAATCTACTGATCTTGCTTGGGAAACAGGCCTTGATGGCTCCAATACTAATAATGCTAATTTTAATAGCGGAGCAACTCTTAAATCAGGTGGTGCAGTAACAACTACTGTAAACAATGTAGTCGATAATGTTGAATTAGATTTTAACGCAGCGGATATGTATTGGGAATATGAAATGGCCCAGCTTGGGTACAAAGCACAACAAGGATTTTACGATTGGAATTGTGGTGGTTGGGACCCAATGGCTCAGAGCTTTAAAGTAACTGGGGTACCTGAAGGAATTTATATTTCTTCGGTTGATATATTCTTCCATACAATTTCAACTGAAGCCGATAATAACGGCATTGTTCTTGAAATAAGAGAAATGATTAATGGATTCCCAGGACCTACTGTATTAGGACAGTGTCGCAAAGATCGACACAACTGTAACACTTCTACTGCTGATGGCGACGGTACATTCAGTCCTAAAGGCACAGTGTTTGATTTTCCGACTCCTGTATGGTGTGAAGTGGATAAGGAATATTGTATTGTTCCTATTCCTGAAAGAGACGATCCTAACTACACTGTTTGGATTGCAGAACTCGGTAAGCCTATACACGGATCAACCAGTGTAGTTTCTAAACAGGCTCATAGCGGTATATTGTTTACTTCTGCAAATAACAGAACATGGACACCAAGACAAAAAGAAGATATGATGTTTAGAATTAAGCGTTATACTTTTACTCCTAATGTTGATTATAAGATAAAACTTGCTAATGCAAGGCACGATTGGATTAACTTCAATAATTTTAGTGATTCAAGCACCAAATTTGCTATCGGCGATCGTGTATATGGATTTAGTTTCAACATTGTTAACGGCGGTGTTTATGCTGGAACGCCTACAGTTACACTAACAGACTCTACTGGACAGGGTACTCCTATAACAGTAACACCTACAATGTCATTGGGTGTAATTACAGCATTGACATTACCTAACGTAGGATCTGGATATACAGGATTGTCGAATCTTGTAGTAACAATTACTGGCGGTTCACCCACAACTAACGGTGAAATTACAGCACAACTTAATCTTGGTAGAATATTGTATCATAACGATACCTACGATAATACTTCTACTATTAAAGTAATGAAAGGTAGGTTCTACAGCTCAAACAGTGCATCTGATTTAACAAGAACTCTTGTAGGAAACGGCACCAAGACTGCTACTACTGCAAACATATACAACAGAGTAGTGAACTCATATGCAATGAAACTACCATATGCAAATCATGGAAACAAAGGTATAGTTACTCCAAAAATTGCGCTAACTAATACAGGTGCGGCAACTGTTAATACTACTTTAACAGACTTGTATCCTGCTAAGACTATTGATCTTGATACCGAAAAGACTATTCTGAGTTTTTCAAATGAAGTAGCAACTTACGGTAGCGCAATTAATCAGACTGTTCGAGGCCTTCAGAAACCAACAGCATATTATGAAATAACAGTAAATACAACAAGAGAGAATCTAAGCCCAATGATAAATGGTGAAGCATTGATAATGGGCATTTACAAGAATGAAGTTAATAATGATGCGTCCGGCGAGGCTGTTAGAAGCGGCGGTAGTGCAAGAACACGTTACATTTCAAGACGCGTAGAACTTTTAGACGGCCAGGATGCTGAAGATCTTAAAGTCATATTAGACAATAAGATTCCTGCAGAAGGTTCGGTCAAAGTTTATTATAAGATACGCAACGGTGATGATGAACAATCAGACTTTGATACTGATATTTTCTGGCGTGAAATGGAAATTGAACAGGCACCTTTCAATACATCAACTACTGGTTGGGCGGAGTATACATATAAAGTACCTGCTAAAGGTTCTAACTCATTTGGACTGGATTCAAGTACAGGTGTGATAGAATATGATGTTACTGGTTTAACTTCAATTCCAGTTTCAACAGGAGGTAGCGGGTATACTTCAGCACCCATTGTAAACATTACTCACAGTGGTGAAGGTTACGGTGCAAAGGCAACAGCAACTATATCAGCCGGTGCGGTTACAGCAATCACAGTAACCAATCCTGGAAGAGGATATGATGGTGGGACAATTACTGTTACACTTTCAGGCGGCGGCGGTTCTGCTGCTACAGCAGGTACTCCGGTCACTACAACTCAAACGTATACTGGATTTAAAAATTATACAATTAAGATTGTACACTTGAGCACAGATACTGCTAAGATTCCTTTTTCATCGAACTTGAGAGCATATGCTCTCCAGGTATAAACCATGAGTAGATATGAATTAGTAAAGGATTCTCCAGCTCTTATAAGAGATGGTAAAAATCAGGCTTTATTAAATAGAGACTACAAATCCTTACAGGAATATAAAATGAAAAAAAATATTCAGAATGAGCAAAAAAATCAGATTGTTGAAGTACAAGATGATATAAATACATTAAAGAATGAGCTTAAAGAAATTAAGGATATGTTCAAACAAATTCTTAACAAAATATAAGGACAGGAAAAGTAAATGTCAACAATAATTACTCGATCTGGTAAAGGCAGTCCGTTAACAAACTCCGAGGTTGACTCTAACTTTACCAACCTTGATACTGATAAGTACGAAAGTGGTAGTAACATATCTGTAGGGAACATTGTTTCATCCGGAGACCACACCGCTTCAATCGGCGCCACTGTATCTGCTGCAGGTACGGTGCAAGGAGACGCCACAACTTTAGACAAAACCTATAGTGTAGTTAGTACAGCAACTGCCAATCAGGGAGTTATACTTCCAACGGCGGCCGCCGGAAAATTATATGTAGTTATCAATGCTACTTCAGTTAGTATAAAATTGTATCCTGCTACATCAGCAAGTATTAATAGCGGTTCAGCTAATGCGGCAATCTCTGTTCCAGCAGGAACAACTGTTGAACTGGTAGGAACCTCTACCACTAATTGGAATACGATGGTAGAAAGTGTTATATATGACTCCTCCGGGACAAGACTAAATTAAGGAAAAAATAAATGCGCCCATTACGAATTAAATCTTCCGGTAGTCCAATAACTTCTGCTAACTTTGAAGGTTTGCAGGAAATGACCGATGCTGAGATACAGCAGTATCTCTCTTATGTTATTACTAACAAATATGCAAATGACTGGGATGGTACAATTACCGGTGACCTGAACATGGATACTGCTAATGCTCTTAGTGGTTCTGCTATTGGTACTTTTGTTGATACTATCAGAGATGATTCTATAGGGACTCACCCCACAGACGGCGCAACATCTTCTACTACATACTACTTCAAGCAAGTAACTTCAGCCGCTTCAGAAAGTATTACTAATCGTCCTCTTGGCTGGGAAGGAACAGGTAATGTCGGTGTCAATGAATTTACTGATGGTGAATTAGATACTGACATTTTAGATAAAGTAATTAGTGACATGGTTTCCGAATCTAATTATACTGTTGGCCAATTTCATATGTCTACAGTATCCCCAGCAGGCGGTACCTGGACTTCTCGTTATACAATTACAAATACCGCTCAAAGCGGTAACAACGTCATATATTTATGGCAGAAAACAGCACCTACTTCTTCAGCTAACAGTGATCTTGCTTCACTAAAATACAGCGACGGTTTCAAAATGATGACCTCTGCTGAAGTCGAGCAAATGGTTCCTAACTTTAGAAACAGAATTGTTGAAGGATATGGAACAACTCCTGGTGTAGGGTGCTACCTTGTACAGACCTCTACTCCGAGTGAAACGGGTACTTGGACACAAATGGGTGATGTTGCTGGATTCACTGATACAAGACAACAGGTCCAATCTCTGAACTATGATGGTGCGTACACAGGCGCCTTTGCCGGAGAGTTTAGTGATAACTTTACCGGTGAATACTCAGGTGCTAAAACATATACAGGTGCTTACACCGGTACATTCAGTGGTGACTATGCAGGAGATTATGTAGGTACTTCTGCTTATTCAGGCGCATACACCGGTGACTTTAGTGGTGCGTATATTCTGTATTACTCTGGATTTATAGGTGCTTATTATACCGGCACTTACTCACAAGACTTTACAGGATTCTTTAGTGGTCCTAAAACATACACCGGTGTATATACTGGCTCATTTGACCAGGCATTTAGTGGTGATTATGTAGGTACTTCAAACTACTCCGGCACATATACTGGCTCATTTACTGGGTATTTCTCCTCTGACTTTACTGGCACTTATGCAGGCGACAGTATTGTGGGAACCACAGAAAACGTAAGTACCATTAAACTTTGGTTGAGAACTGCTTGACAAACGGACTATATAGTTATATAATATAGTTTTTAATTATGGAGTTACATTATGACCGCAGAACTTTCTGTACCTGTTGACACCTCTGTAACAGAGGTTGAACACCCCCCTATTATAAGGCAGTATAAGAATCCTTATTGGTCCAATAAGGAGAATCGTCATCTAATCGTTACCATCGTACAACCAAATGGTAAAGAAAGTATTGCTTCCATACACGATAAAGATGGGGATAACCCTGATATGAAATCGGTATTAAAAGAATATACCGAAGAGCAAATTGACGACAATACTAATAAAGCCTTAGAAAGAAGAAATGACAATATTAAAAAGACTGCTGAAAGGCGTGAATCTCAAAGAGCAAGGGCAAAACAAGAGGCTCTCTTTAACGCAAAATTGCAAGCATTTGAAGTTGATTCTATTAAAAATTCTAAAAATAATGAATTAAAAAGAATGATTAGAAAGTCTAAAAGTATAATGGAAGTCCAGGCTTATGCTACAATTTTGTTAATGAAGGAAATTGATAATGCCGAAAAAGAAACAAACTAAAGGATTCATAATAGTAGCATCAAAACAAAAAGGATTCTATAGACACGGAAAATTACTTGCTGAATCTATAAGAGACTTTTGGCCTGAAGCTGATATTACTTTATTCACTCACAAAGAATGGGTACAACCTGAAGACCATATATTATTTAATAATGTTATAAGTGAAGGAATTCCAGATCACATTCGTGCTAAACTCTGGGCACTTAATAAAACTCCATACGATATTACTTGCTATCTTGATGCTGATATGATGTGTGAGCATGAAGATATTAAAAACATTTTTGACATTCTTCCAAAAAATAAAGATATTGTATTTACCAAGAACAGGCCCTACAACGCAAAACTCACTAAACTGTCTGCTACAGAAGAAATGACTTGTCACTGTGGTTTCTTTGTTTATCGTAAGACTCCTGCAGTTATGTCTCTAATGGGAGCTTGGTGGACAGAATATTTAGCGCAAAGAAAATCTGATTATGATATTGCCCACTATCCCCCTTCTGCTATACAATGGGATACTTTTACAATGTGGAAACTCCTTACGTACGGAGGTCATAAAGTTAAATGGGGGTATGTAGAAGAACCTGATGCTCGTTGGAACTTTATCAATGGCTATCATTATGAAGAATTACAAGGACAGGAAATAGTTTTATATCATCACACTATACCCAAGGATCAATTAGCAGAATGAAGTGGATAACTATTAATAACGAAGAAATATTAAAAATGCTCACTGATTATAGCGATTGGTTTTTTCAATCTGATCTGACTAAGCTGACAGAAATTGCCAACAGTAAAGATCGTCATCAGGGTATGTTGTTAGAAGAAGCGTGTGGTGAAGACTATTTAAAAGAAATAGTAGACAAAGACGGACAACACATTGGTTATCCTGAAAGAACTTTATCAGTAGATATTAATACTTCTGAAAATGCTCCCTTAGAACATAAACAAAAAAGAAATAAATTGGCAGACGATCTTTGTGCTTATTTAGGCGCACGTAATCAAGCAGTTAATGTATTCTATCCTGAGGGAGGATACATGGGCTGGCACAATAATTGGAATGCTTCTGGTTATAATATACTATTGTCGTATTCACCTACAGGCAATGGTTTCTTTAGATACATGGATCCTCTCACCAAAGAAATAGTTAATATGCCTGACAAATCAGGCTGGACTTGTAAAGTAGGTTACTACGGCAGAGGTAGAGAACCCGACAAAGTGTATTATCACTGTGCCGGGTCCCATGAGCCTCGAATCACTTTAGGGTTTGTTGTCCCTCATCTTGAAATATGGCGTAACATGATAGAAGATATATCAAATGAAGACGCCAGTGGAATGTCCTAACTCATCTAAGTGAATATCAAACTTCTCTAACATTCCTCTGAGGAGGTTAGCGTTAGGCATGCTTGAACCATCAGGCTGCACTGTGTCGATGTCTCGACCTCCTCGCACACCAAGGTTTCGTCCACCCACAAGTAGATTCGATAAAGGGTCTTTACTATGTACATTTCCGTCTCCCATCCCAGCACCGTACATAATCAGAGTATTATCTAATAAACTTCCGTCTATGTCAGGTGTGTTTGCAAGTCTGTCCACAAAACCTTCTGTGAATAACTTGACATGGTAAGTGTTAATTAAAGCGTGTAACGCTTGTCTTTCTGGATTATATCCGTGATGAGAAACACCATGATGTTGCTCTGGTACTCCTATCTGCGGATATGTTCTTTGGTTAAGCTCTCTGCTTAACATAAATGAAAGTACACGACTTGTATCAGTTTGCAATGCTAAAACCATAACATCAGTCATAGCTCTTACATGATCCTCATACAATTCAGGTACTTCAAAAGGAGCAGTAGACAAATTAGATCCTTGTGCCCTTAGTTTGTTCTCTAAGTTACCAATCCTTAGCTCTACTTCTCGCACTGATTCTAAAAAGTCCCCAAGTCTTTCCTTGTCTTGGTTACCCAACTTCTTCCTTAAATTCGCTGATGAATTCATAATGCTATCAAGCAAACTACTATCTACACTTGTACGCATTAGTCTTTCTTCATGGGTTGCACCGTAGCCAAACATTCTTTCAAACAATGTGCGTGGATTAATTTCCATTGGTAAGTTTGAAGTATCAGTATCCCAACTGATTGAATTAATGTATGCACAACTTGAAGTACCATCACAAGAACCTACCATCTGTGATATATCTTCTATTCCTAATTGCATACTCGGCAATACAGTATCACCACGAATTTTATCTGCAATCATTTGGTCAATAGTTTTGCCTGCCTCTACATCAGCTCCTGCTGTGTCTTTAGCAACGGCTCCCGATAACCATGTGGCGGAACTCGTAGCGTGGCCACTTCCCGCATGGTTATTTGTGTTCAACTTCATCCCACGATAAATGCTTATTTGATCTTGGTAAGGTTGTAATGGTCTCAGAATGCCGTCATAGTTCCACTCGTCTAATATGACACCGTGAGGAACATATACAAATGCGGCTCTGAATTGAGGGTTAGTTTTAGCTGATGCTAAAGGAATCATAGCATCTAATATTGGCAGTGCAAGTGTTGCACCTGCACCTCTTAGCATAGTTCTGCGATTTAAAAGCATACCTGTCTCCTGTAATTTAAATTACTTTTGACAGTTAGCGATATTATCACAATAAGCTAACCTGTTCGTAAAGGGTCATTAGCCCCTACTAAAAGTTTGTTTACTATTTATACTATTTTGTACCTATAGCCATAAATCTATCATAATAAACTTTGCCTTCCCAGTTATAATATGATTGTTCGGCTACACCCTTGTATAAAACATTAGTGATTCCTGTGTTGTCTAAGTGTCTTTCTATGGTATCTACACAGTTTATACCGTACATTTCCTGTATTACGTTACTTGATTGTAGCGCAAAAATACAATCAGTATTAGTAGTGGTCAACTCTTTGAGAGGATACATCTGTTCACATCCAAGTGAAATAACAATGTCAGTATTAAGAGCATTTATGTTATGGAAAGCAAAGGGTATATCTAAACATAAATGATTTATGTCTACACCGTTATCTACATAGTATTTGTTAAACACTTTAGAAAGTTCTAAAGCCTCATTATCAATATCAATTAAGTCCATATGCTTAACTTTTATATTTTCACATATGAGGGGCACAAGAGGAAACCCTAACCAAGAATTTAAAACAATAATATTGTATTCTTTTTCCGAATCTAAATATTTAACAAGCTCTTCCATTAACCATACAGACGCATCCATAGTGTTAGGATTCATAGACTTTCTAAAGTCCTCGTGTTTGTGAGGCATTTCGTGTTGTATTTTTTCAAGCGCCATGCCCCAATATCTAAAACTTGTTAGAAAATTATAGTTTAACATCTTGCGGTCTCTCCATTGAATCATATAAACAGATGAAAGGTGTTTCTCTGTATTTAAATTGTTCTACATCATTTGGATATTGATATCCATAGTTATAACTGTATACCCACCCGCTGGGGAATGTTGAAATATGTTCGTGGTTGAATCTATTATAAAAAAGATTGTCCAACCCTCTATAATAAAAAAACATTTGACTTGGGTAATCCTTCGTCATTTTTAAAAACTTTGTCATAGATTCTGTTTCCATCAACGAATCATTCCATCTCAGTATACTTGAGTTTAGGTTAGTATATGCGTGGGGTATATGTTTTGTTTCTTCTTTTATTTTTTCTAAATCGTGCCATTCTGTTTTCACAAATATTAGTTTGTCATAACAAGGATAATCTATGAAAGCATTTAAATTTCTCTGTATTGTAATGTCCAAATCTAAAAATAGTTTTTCCCCTTCTTGCCACACAATATCTGTATCAAACAAATACATTTTGTTCCACCACTTTTCATAGTAGTTATCCTTAGGAATTGTTAGAGGAACAATATCAGGGTGTAAGTCTTTGGGATCTTCTGTTATGCAATAAAAAATAAAATTTCGTGTGACATGGTGCCTACACTGTTTGTATATTTCATTTACATGAGAGGAAGGATATTTTGTTCCCCACTTGACTGTGTATATGTGTAAACTCATTTCCAGTGCGCTAATAAGTAAGGATCTACTAATTGATCTTGTTTTGTTTTGCCTCTACTTGAATCTTCAAAAGGCAATAAGTCAATATTGAATACACAGAGAATACACCCTTTACGATAGGTGTCTACTCTCAAATCGTCAGCATCCCAGTCTCTGCCTCTATTGTAAGAGTAGGCCATCCAACTTGGGAAGTGTCCCCATAAAGGAGTCTTACTAAACTCACCCCAACGCCAACTGTGATAGTTATCAGTTCCATCAGTAAATGTAAACCATATTTGTTCTTGATGTTTCAATACATCTTTCCATATACATTCGCATTGGTCATCCGACCACACTTGACAGGAACCGTTTGTGTAAGCCCCGTGTGCAAGTTTAAATTGTCTTGACTTCATTGGTTTTGGATCTTGCCACCAACTTCTAAGTTTTGTAGGTCTATCTAAATCATATGTAATAATAGGACCCATATCATTTTGTATGATAACATCTAAGTCTAAGAAAACGAAACGCCCCGTAGGCTTATCGTCAGCGAAGTTATGAGTATTAAAAACAAAAGTTTTAGGACGATCCCAGCAGCGAGCCATTCCATACTTGAAACTATCAGAACCAAACCAATACTTAGGGTGAATATTAGGAATGTCAGGAAAGTCAATAACTTTAATCCCAGGATCAAGGCCTTCAGGAAGATCGGTATAACAGTAAAAGTGAAAATCAAAAATGCTATGGTCAGTGTTACGTTTAGCCATTGAATATAGTTTATTGACAAAATGTGGTCCATACTTTGTTCCCCACTTACAGCAGATATAATTTACTCGCATTTCCATAACCTCAATAATTCTTTATCCTTCAATCCCTCAAGTTTAATCTGTTTTTTTGCTTTAGGGTCTGGCGTTAGGTCTGTGTTAAATAAACAAACTTTAGCATCAGGGCGGTATTTAAAAGGTGCAATGTCTTTAGGAAACTTCATTCCTCGGTTGTAACTATATATCCATTCAAAAGGAATGTTTTTCCAAAACTCTCTCTGTCTCCAATAATGATAGTTATCAGACCCTTTGAAGAATGTTTTAAAAACCATTTCTTCTTCCATTAAAACATCATAATATATTTGTTTAGTTTGTTCATCATCCCAGCACATCATACTGCTATTAAAAAACGTGCCTCTAATATCAATAAAAAGCCTTTCGTGTTTTTGTTTTGGGTCTTGCCATTCACTATAAATTATTCTTGGTCTGGTTGCTAATTTGTCTAACTCGTCTATATTATTTTGAATGATAACATCGAGATCAAAATAGCACCACTGGCCTTCATATCCTAACCACTCTTTAGAGTTAAACACAAGAAACTTTGCTCGGTCCCAGCAATACTTTTCTTTACCGAACCAATAGTCAGGGTGAAGTAAACCATCATCAGGTATAGGGTGTGTGTCACATTCTAATCCCTCATTCTCATCTGTATAACACGTAAAGGTAAAGGGTTTCGTATAGTTTCTTTTAACCATACGATACAAATTGTTTACGTATTCTGGGGTATACTTATTTCCCCATTTTATACAAACGAAGTTCATCATAATATTCTTCAACTAAATTGGGAAAGTCTGCTTGTCCGTTAAGTAATGCTATAGTAGCATTTGGTTGATACTTATCACCGGCAAATTTATAAGAATAGATCTCACCCTCAGGCCAATGTTTAAATGTAAAGTTTTCATGGTAGAGAAATCTATCATCACCCGCATACTTTACCATGTAATAATCTTGATCTTTTTTCCAGTATTCATATATATGTCTTGCATCTTCCCACAACATTACACTTGAGTTAAAATTACTTAGATAATTGTACGACCATCGCTCATCTTTATGATAGGGAAAATTTTTATCCTTCCAATAAGTATAACAAATCATTGGTTGGTTGTCAAGACAATTAAACAAATGGTCAATGTTTTTTTGTATGGCCACGTCTAAATCTAAGTACAAAGTTTTGCCAAAATGATATTGGAAAAGTTTTATTTTCTCCCAGTGGCCTTCAGGTTCACCGTCAATCGGAATAGTATAAATATCAGAACGTAGCCCTTTAGGGTTATCGGTCACACATACATAATTGTACTTGCCATTTGTGTCAATATATATGCGGTTCACATCATCTGCTGTGTATTTGTCACCATACTTTAGTGTCAAAATAGTTTTCATCACAAGTCCAAAAAGTTATAAATAACAAGATACATTAATACTTATAAGATATTTATATGGCAACAATACAAAACATTGTAATAGATCAAGGCACGACCTTTAGCTTTACTTTCAGTTTGGATAATCCTGACGGTACTAATAAAAATCTTGCTGATTATACTGTTGCCGCTCAAATAAGAAAAAGCTATCAAACAAATACAAAGGTTGATTTTACTATTGCAAAAGTGGATGCAACCGGAGAAATTACTATTAGTTTGACTGCAACACAGACGTCTTCTTTGAGGTCTGGCAGATATGTATATGATATTGAAATAGCAAGTAGTTCTGAAACTATTAGAGTATTGGAAGGAATTATCACGGTAACCCCAGAGGTAACACGATAATGGCAATAAAAGTAACTATACCAAGTTCAAGTGTTAGCACAAGAACCCCTAAAGTAGTAACGTCTACTTCAAGGGTCATTACGGCAACTAATTTGGAAGGGTTAGCGAATGTTGATTTAACCGGCGCCCAAGATGGATATACTTTTACCTTTGATGCAGATACGAATAAGTGGGTTGCGAGCCCTGTTTCAAGTTTAGCAATTGATTCCTCGCAGGTATCAAATTTAGACGGCGGTACATATTAAAAATAATAACAAAAGCTAATAAGAGGAGAAATCAATGGCTACAGTTATTCAAATTAAACGTTCGGCAGGATCAGCAGCACCTACTACTGGACAATTAGAAGAGGGCGAATTAGCTTATAGCCAAGACCAGTCAGGTTCTGGTGCAGCAGCTAAACTTTATATTGAGTCTCTTGGCTCTGATGGTAGCACTCCCGTCATTCATACTATTGGTGGTAAGTTCTACACTGATGCTATTGACGCAGCTACTGATTCAAACACAGCAAGCACTATTGTAGAACGTGATGCTTCTGGTGACTTCAGCGCAGGCACTATCACTGCTACCCTAACTGGTAACGCAGACACTGCTACTGACGCAGATGGTTTATCAAGCGCTGTAACTGTTGCACTTAGTGGCGATGCTACTGGTTCTGCAACATTCCAGGATGCTGGTGACACTGCAACTGTAGGAGTGACACTTGCTAACTCTGGTGTTACAGCCAACACTTACGGTTCGTCTTCAGCGATTCCTGTAATTACGGTTGACGCAAAAGGTCGTGTTACAAGTGTAACAACTGCTACAACCAGCTCTACACTGACTATCGGTGACGGTTCTACAACTGATGACGTAACTGTTGGTACTGATACATTAGTATTTGCAGGCGGCACAGGTATTACTTCTACTGTAACTAACAATAATGTTAGCATGGCTATTACTGCTGGCGGTGTAGGTACTACAGAGTTAGCCGCAGATGCGGTAACGGGCGCTAAGATTGCTGATGATGCAGTCGATTCAGAGCACCTTGTTGACGGTTCTGTAGACAATGTTCACTTAGCAAACAGCTCTGTAACACTTGGTTCAACTTCTGTTTCTCTTGGTGATACTGCAGCAAGCTTAGCAGGTCTTACAAATGTAACTGCTTCAGGTACAATTGAAGGTGGTACGGTAACTGATGGTACTGCTTCATTATCAGGCGGCGCTCTTACAGGTGCTACTACTGGTGCTTTCTCAAGCAACGTAACTGTTGGCGGTGACGCTACTATTACCGGTAACTTAACTGTAAACGGTACAACTACTACTGTTGCTACAAATAATACTGTTGTTTCTGATACACTTTTGGAACTCGGTAACGGTACATCTGCAGCTGCTAACGATTCAGGTCTTGTTATTGAACGTGGTAGCACTGGCGACAACGCTTTCATCGGTTGGGACGAGTCAGAAGATAAGTTCACCATGGGTACTACTGCTGCTACAGGCGCCTCTACTGGTGACCTGACTATCACTGTTGGTACACTTGTTGCTAACTTAGAAGGTGACGTAACTGGTGACGTAACTGGTGACTTGACTGGTGACGTAACTGGTTCATTGACTGGTGGTACTGTTTCAGGCTTGTCAGCGGAGATTCTCGTTGCAGACGGTGGTACTGGCGCAGGTACATTTACAAGCAATGGTATTATTTACGGTAACGGAACCGGTGCTCTTCAGGCTACTGCTGCAGGTACTAACGGTTACATCCTTTACTCAAACAGCGGAACCCCTGCCTGGACAAATACTTTGGACGGTGGTTCTTACTAATATTTTTTTATTGATGACTTTGTAAGAGGCTTGTGATGGAACAAAATAATGAAACTATGGTGAATGAATACATTAATGTATTGATAAAAAAGGTTAACGATATGTCTTTAGAGCTTGTAATGGCTCAGACAAAAGCTAATTTAGCTGCGAAAGAGAAGGAGCAAGCACTAAAGACTATCGAAACTTTAAAGAAAGAAATAGAGGATAGCAAGGCAGAAGTTTTAAGAGAAAGAGAAAAGCCACCTGAAATTAAAGAAGTAATTAAAGAAGTAATTAAAGAAGTGGTTGTTGAGAAAGAAGTTACTAATGATGAAGCTCTTAAAGATGAAGCCAAATTTTTGAAAAAAGAATTAATCCAAGCCGAAAATAAAATAGAAAAATTAAAAAAAGAGCTTAAGGAGATAAGAGATGGCGGTGGTACTTAAACCGAAAAGATCGGAAACAGCGAGTTCCGTTCCTACAACAAGCGATCTTGCTGTAGGCGAAATGGCAATAAATACCGCGGATCAAAAGTTATATATCAGAGATTCTGCTAATAACATTAGGTCTATAGGCGGTGGCCTCACTGTAACTGATACTGACTCCACAGCAGACGTAGGAACTATTAAGTTTGCTGACACCGTGGATGCACTCTTTACTATTGATACAGCGTCAGAATCAAATACAGCTATTGTTAGAATGAATTACAATTCGGATCAAGATTATGGGTCAATTGCTGACAGTGTAGGTTCCGGTAACAATATAGATTACGGGAGCATATAAACATGGCAGCACGAATTAGATTTAGACGAGGTAGTACAGCCCAGCACTCTACATTTACAGGTGCTTCAGCTGAGATTACCGTAAACACAACTAAAAACACAGCAGTCGTACACGATGGTTCTACAGCAGGTGGGTTTGAGCTGTGCCGGGCGGACTTAGATAATTTAAGTTCTTCAGCAGTTATACCAGGTTCTCAAGTTGATACGCTTGACGGTGGAACATTTTAGGAGATAAACTATGCCAACAGTATTACAACTTAGACGGGGAACCACAGCCCAACACTCGACTTTCACCGGTGCTGAAGGTGAGGTTACCGTCAATACAACTAAAGACACCCTTGTAGTCCATGATGGTTCTACAGCGGGTGGTTTTGAAATAGCATTAGCTGATTTAAGCAATACTTCAGCTATTGATCTAACAGATTTAAGTGTAACTGACGCCGGCGGTGACGGTTCACTTTCATACAATAATAGCACAGGTGTGTTTACATACACCGGACCAAGTGCAGCAGAAGTACAAGCACACATTACAGCAGGAACAGGTGTTAGTATTTTATCTGGTGCTGTTAGTATTGGTCAGGCAGTAGGCACTGGTGACAGTGTTACATTTGTAGGTGTTACAGCACCTCTTACAGGCAACGTAACAGGCAATGTTACTGGCGATCTCACAGGTGATGTTACTGGCGACTTAACAGGTAATGTCACAGGCAACGTAACAGGTAATGTAACTGGCGATGTAACTGGTGACTTAACTGGTGATGTAACTGGTAATGTTACAGGCAACGTAACTGGTAACCTCACTGGTAATGTTACAGGTGATGTAACTGGTGACTTAACTGGTGATGTAACTGGTAACTTAACTGGTAATGTTACAGGCAACGTAACTGGTAACGTAGACGGTATTGTTGGTGGTACAGCTCCAGCAGCCGGTACATTTACTACTGTTAGTACCTCAGGTGATGTAACAGTAGGTGGTAACTTTACTGTAAACGGTACAACTACTACTATTAATTCTACTACATTAACTGTAGATGATAAAGAGGTTGTATTAGCCAGCGGTGCAGCAGATTCAGCAGCAGCCGATGGTGCAGGTATATCAGTAGACGGAGCAGGCGCTTCTATATTGTATGACCACACTGGAACACAGTGGGAAATTAATAAACCACTTGAGGTTACTGGTGCTATTTTACCAGCAGCTAACATAACATATGACTTAGGTTCTTCAAGTTTAAGATGGCGTGACTTATATTTGTCAGGCTCTACACTTGACCTTGGCGGTTCGACTATATCAGTAAGTGGCGGTGCTTTTGAGATGACCTCTCTTAATGTCACTTCCACACTTACACTTGATAGTGTTGGTCTTACAGCAGTACAGACAAGCGGTGAGGCATTTGCTGATAATGACACAAGTGTTATGACTTCAGCAGCGGCCAATGATAGATTTAGAATTGATATTTACAATGCGGCTGGGACTTTATTGAATTAAGGAGTGAGTAATGGCTATAGTCATAAAACCTAAAAGAAGTGAAACTGCTTCTTCAGCCCCGACTACAAGCGATCTTGCAGTCGGGGAGTTGGCCGTAAATACAGCAGACAAAGTAATATATACTAAGTCCTCTTCAGGTAATATTATTGAACTTGCAAACTTTGCTGTAGCAGATCCTTCTCTGACTTTCCCAACAGGAGATCTTGGAGATTTATCTTCGCTGAATACAGATTCTTTTGGGCAGACTATAGGGTCATCCTTTGATAGTTTGGATACCCCCTCAGGAACATTGACAACTCAAGATTTAGGAGCCCTTACCTAATGGCAGACCGCAGAACCAGAGTAAATACAAAGACAGCCGCCACATGGACCTCAAGCAATCCTGTTTTAGCAGTCGGTGAGGTAGGACATGAGTCCGATACCGGAAAAATAAAAGTAGGAGATGGCTCTTCTTCGTGGAGTGCGTTGTCATATACTTCTGCTACAACAGATACTTCTTCTGCTACTAACTTCACAAGCACATTACAGGTCAATGGCAGTGACGTTACTACAGATGCTGATATAGGCAGTACAATACAAGCATACGATGCTAACCTAACAGGGTTTGTAGCTGCGTGTAATCTACCAACATCAGATGGTACTGCGGATCAAGTATTAAAAACTGACGGAGCGGGTACAATATCATTCGCTACACAGTCCGGCGCCGGCGGTTCACTTTCAGACCAAGGTGTAACAGCATCCGCGTCTGAACTCAATACCCTCGACGGTATTACTGCTACAACGGCAGAACTCAATACCCTCGACGGTATTACTGCTACAACGGCAGAATTAAATTACTGCGATGGCGTAACAAGTAATATTCAGACACAGCTTGATGGTAAACAACCAGTAGACTCTAATCTATCGTCATTCTTAACAGCGTTAGATTTACCTACTTCTGATGGCACCAACGGACAAGTATTAGCAACTGACGGAGCGGGTAATATTACTTGGACTTCGGCTGCTGGCGGCGGCGCAAGTTCTGATCCTAACAATGTTGCCAATTATGTTCAACTCTCAGATGGTAGTGGCGGTTTTAAGTATGTTGACGATGGTACAACTACTTATATGAAGTATAATACGACAGACAAGGCTTTACAAGTAAGCGGCCTCGATGCGCCAAGTCTAAGAAATACAGATCCAGGTTCTGTTGGTTTAAGCAATACGACCAGATCACCTTCGATACTAATAACCTATTGGCTCGGTTCTACCAAATGGACTGACACTGTATTGGGATTCGGCGGCAGTGTAAGCGGGGGTCTCCCGGCAAATAAATACGCTCAAGCATATGGCATCTGGTGGTGGCCGAGTGGTGATAGCACAGGCGCTCAAGGGATTGACTTAGGAACATACCCTGATGCGACATTGAGCCTCGCTAAAGTCAACCGAAAACATACTGTGGTATCCGTAGTCGGAGCAGGAACTAAGCTGTTTGATGCTAAATATGGTTATAACTTTATTGTTAATCAACCGGCCGGAGACTTTACCTGCAACTTTAGAAACATGAAAGACGAAAGCGATAATCAGCAACCGTTCCCATCAGGTGGTGGTTACTTTACCAATGGTAGATGGATTGCAGGAGGAGTAAATAACGGTGATCGTATTGGAGCAATCACAGTAGAAATTATGATAATACAAGGCAGCACAGCATATATGCCTACAGCCGTTCAAATAGACGGAACTCCACATACTATAACCTGGGAAGGTAACAGTGCTCCAAGCGGAACAGCAAACGGTAAAGACATTGTGTATTTTGATATGTATAAAATAGGCACGTTTGCAAGTCATACTATTCATGTACTGGGTCGTAGCAAATCGTTTGGCGGTGTGTAATAAAGGATAAATAGTAACATGGCATTAGCATCAAGACAAGAACTAATCGACTACTGTTTACGCAGGCTTGGTTTTCCAGTAATTGAAATTAACGTAGACGACGATCAGATATCTGATCGCATTGATGATGCCTTGCAGTTTTGGTACGAGTATCATTTTGATGGTCGTCAAAAGACTTTTATTAGCCACCAGATAACTGGTGACACAATAACCCTCGCTTCTATTTTAAGTAGTCTATTTACAGTGGGTGAAACAATAACAGGAAGCACATCGGGTGCTACCACAGTTATTAAAGCCATTCCATCTGTAAATACCTTTACTACAGAAAACACTAAGGGAACTTTTGTTAATAGTGAGACCGTTACCGGTTCAATCTCAGGAGCAAGTGTAGCCCTTCATTCTTCTACAGGATTTACTGCAGGAGATATGTCTAACAAATATATTGCAGTTGGTGACGGCGTTCTTTCTATTACACGTATGTTTAACTTTGGTGGGGCAGTAAACTCAAACACTACTGGCGGTAACATATTTGATATTATGTATCAGTTTAGGCAAAATGATATGTACAATTTGCTCGGTGCTGATATGATTTATTACTCGATGGTTCAAAGCCACCTGTCAACCCTTGAACAGTTACTTGTAAATCAAAGACAGATTCGGTTTAACAGAAAAATGAATCGTGTGTATATTGATGCTGACTGGGATATTACATTCAATCCAGGTGATTACATTATATTTGAAGCATACAGTATTGTAGATCCAGCAGAATTTTCCGAAGTGTATGACGATATGTTTTTGAAAAAATACGCCACTTCTCTTATCAAAAGACAGTGGGGTGAGAACATGAAGAAGTTTGGAGGCATACAACTTCCAGGTGGCGTTACACTCAACGGAGATAAAATATTCGAGGAGGCAATAACTGAAATAGATCAGATAGAAAGAGATATGCAGTTAAAGTACGAGCTTCCTCCGACATTCATGGTGGGGTAAACGATGCCCACTAACTTTTACTTTCAATCAGGAAATACCAGCGGTACTACAGCCGAACAACGGCTGATAGAAGACCTGATTATTGAAAGTCTGAAAATATACGGACATGACGTATATTATCTACCTCGCACATTAGTAGACGAGGACGAAATATTTGACGAAGATACACTGAGTAAATTTACCCAGGCATATCCTTTGGAAATGTATCTTGAAAATGTAGATGGTTACGAAGGTGAGGGAGATTTGTTTACACGTTTTGGTATAGAGATACGAGACCAGGCAACCTTTGTTGTTGCAAGACGTAGATGGCAGGAGATGGTACAGACTACTGATGGTATTTTTCAGTTAGATACTCGTCCAGTAGAAGGCGATCTTTTATACTTTGAAAAAACAAACTCCCTATTTGAAATTAGACTTGTACAGTTTCAAGATCCATTTTATCAGGCCGGAAAATTATACGTATTTAAATTACAGTGTGAATTGTTTGAATACAGCAGTGAAGTTATTGATACAGGCATTACTAAACTTGACGCAATTTACACAGATGAAAACATTGATATGTTGGTGCATCAGTTTAAACTTGAAACAGGTGATTTGTTTTTACTTGAGGATAGTTCCTCATTGATACTTGAATCATATTCGAGTGACACTGATGCCGCAAGAACTGATGGAGCAGACTTCCAAGAATTCAATGACCTGGAGGGCATTATAGACTTCTCAGAGGTTAATCCGTTTGGGGAGATTGTATAATGTTTAAAAATCAACAGTTTTACCATGAGCATATTAAGAAAGCAATTACTGCTTTTGGTATGATATTTACAAACATCAATATCAATCGTGTTGACGGAAGCAATGTAACACAACAGGTATTAAGAGTTCCTTTATCTTATTCAACTAAGCAAAAGTTTTTGTCGAGGATTGCTCTTATATCAGATGCCGATGGCCGTGGCGATATAGCAATTAGTTTACCTCGCATGGGTTTTGAAATCCAAGGGTTTGATTTCGATGCCTCACGAAAAGTATCTCCTATACAAAAAAACAAAGCGATTATTGGCGGACAAGCAGTATCAGGAGTGAATAGAACATATGTTGCTACTCCCTACAATATGTCTTTATCCTTGTATATCTTTGCTAAAAACCAAGAAGACGGTCTGCAAATTGTAGAACAAATAATGCCTTTCTTTAATCCGGATTTTAATATTACAGTTAATGAATTACCTGAGTTAGGAATTAAAAGAGATATTAATATTACATTAGATAGTGTAGATTATGATGATGACTATGAAGGCGAGTTTGCTAAAAGAGTATCTATTATATGGACTTTTAATTTTACAATGAAATTAAATTTCTATGGATTTGTGGCGAATCAAAACATTATTAGAACAGCCATTGCAAACGCATATGCCTCACCTGCAACGCTCGTAAGCTCTAATGACTACACAAAGGTTACCGCTTCAATTGGAGCAACAACTGCTACTGCATATGCTTTAATTTCAAGTGGTTCGGTTAGTAATATTTTTATGACATATAACGGTGCTGGTTATGTTAATCCTCCCACAGTCACTATAACAGGAGGCGGCGGTTCTGGTGCTACAGCTACAGCGAAACTAAATACTGATGGTACTGTAAATAGTTTAGTAATAACAAATTCAGGGTCTGGGTATACCTCAGCTCCTACAGTGGTTATAGAGAATCCACCAAACTATGTTGCATCACCTACAGCAGCAGATCCATATAGATTTATTGCTGAATTTGAAAATGTGTTTGAGGGTGTATGATGAATGCTAATAAAATACAAATTAAAACGTAGAGTTATAGAGAAATTAAGAATTGTTTACGCTTCTGGTTATGTACACGAACTGTGGGTATACAATTTAAAAGTCAGTAAAGATGGACAATATACTTGGTTGCACTACGATCCGGGCAATAGAATTATAGATTTACAACCTGAAAATATAATTTCAATTTTTGTTGTAAAAAGAAAAACTCGTTTCTATTGGTCAAAGATAAGAGTGAGGAAACCTCCTACGCCTAAAATGGTATTAGATCAATTTAAACCTAAACCATCTACTAAAAAGGACGTTAATCAGTTAGTAAAAGTTTCAGATGATGTGCATTTAGAATTGACCACTAATGACCCAAATAAATTCGGATATTAATATGAGTACATTTGACAGTTTAGACGACACATTTAAGACTAAGCCTACTAAGGCTTTAGATGCCAACTTGAAAAAGGTAAGAGAAGATAACAACTTGCCTGCACCTCCTCACGATGCCAATAAAGATTTGGAAGACGATTTCCAAGAGGCAAGAGAAATGCTGAAGAGGACTGCCGAATACAGTGAAGAAGCAGTAAAAGGTATTTTACATATTGCTAAGAACAGCGACCATCCAAGAGCATATGAAGTAGCAGGACAACTAATAAAAACAATGCAAGAAAATGCTAAGGATATGTTAGACGTGCAGGAGAAAAAGAAAAAGGTTGATGCTGAAATGGGCAACAACAAACCTGCGGGCGGTGTAACTAATAACAATTTGTTTGTGGGAAGTACAAAAGATCTATTAAGAGCATTGAATAAAGACGTTATAGACCATGAGTGATGAACGTACTTCTTATCATGGGAACCCTAATCTAAAAAATATAGGGTACGAACATTCTTTCACTAAAGAACAGCTCCAAGAGTATGTTAAGTGTCAGAAAGATCCGATCTATTTTATCGAAAACTATGTTCAGATTATTACACTGGACAGGGGTCTACAGCCTTTTAAACTTTACGAATGTCAGAAGAAAAAAGTAGAACTCATACTTAATAATCGTAAAGTTATTTTGATGGAAGGCAGACAGCAGGGTAAGACTGTAACAGCGGCGGCCTGCATACTTCATTATACTATATTTCAAAGCGACAAGACTGTTGCTATCATGGGTAACAAAACAGCATCAGCAAGAGAGGTGTTGGCACGTTATCAAACTATGTACGAAAACCTGCCCATATGGATGCAGCAGGGTGTAAAGACATGGAACAAGGGTGACGTTGAATTAGAAAATAATTGTAGAATATTCACAGCAGCAACGACTACTTCAGGTATTCGTGGTAAGTCTGTAAACTGGCTATACATTGACGAGGCGGCAATCATTCCAAACAATGTTGCGGATGAGTTCTTTGCTTCTGTATATCCTACTATTTCTGCTGGTGAAACTACAAAGATTCTACTCACATCTACACCATTAGGATACAATCACTTTTGGAAGTTTTGGAACGAGGCAGAAAAGAAAGCGAACGGGTTTATTCATCATTTTATTCCGTACAAAGAAATACCCGGTAGAGATGAGAAGTGGGCAGAAGAACAACTTAAACTTCTTGGCGAACTAAAGTTTAACCAAGAGGTTCTATGTGAATTCTTAGGTTCATCCAACACACTTATCAATGCAAGAACTATCGCTACATTGAGTTCCAAAGAACCTATTTTTTATAATGATGACGGGTTGAGAATATACGAAGAACCAAAAGAAAATCATTATTACTGTATTACTGTTGATACTGCTCGTGGTATTGGCGGTGACTATTCTGCTTTTGTGGTTAACGATATAACAGAAATGCCATACAGGGTAGTAGCTACATATAGAAATAACAAGATAGCACCTCTATTGTATCCTGAGGTTATAGCTAAGTTAGGTAGAGACTTCAATAATGCTTACATATTATGTGAAAACAATGATATAGGCGGACAGATAATTGAAATTCTACATGAAGAAATAGAGTATGAGAACCTATTTAGTACAGTTACCGAAAAGGCCAGACAGTATGTTACTCCTGGTTTTGGTAGATCTGCACGTTTAGGTGTTAATACTTCTAAACAAGTAAAGAGACAGGGTTGTTTTAACTTCAAGTCTCTTATGGAAGAAAAGAAACTATTGGTATTTGACGCAGAGATTATACATGAAATTTCTACGTTTATTGAGAAAGGTCAAGGGTATCAGGCTGATGAAGGCTACCACGATGACCTTGTTATGTGTATGGTTCTGTTTGGGTGGTTGTCTACTATGCCGTTCTTTAAAGAATTAGTAGATATTAACACAAGAGATGCTTTATATAAGAGAGAGATGAAATCAATTTCACAAGATCTTACTCCTTTTGTTCATGTAAAATCAAATGACAAGCCAAAGGGTGAGGTTATTTCCGGCGATTACTGGATAACAGATGAATCATACGCAGAAAAAATTAAAGAGTTAGGATACAAATACTAAAACTTATAAATAATCAGATGAATTAACGTAAGTAAATTATGTCTGATTTTTAACGAGGAGAATAAATATGGCTTTTCAGCTATCACCTGGCGTACAGGTAACAGAGACAGATTTGACCTCTGTTGTGCCTGCGGTTGGAACCTCTATTGGGGGAACTGCAGGTACTTTCACATGGGGTCCTATAGATGAAATCGTCGATGTTAGCAATGAAACTGAATTCGTAAACCGTTTTGGCAAACCACCTGCTTTATCATCGGATTACGGTACTTTCTTTGCAGCGTCTTCATTTCTTTCATATACTGGAGCTTTAAAAGTAATTAGAGCATCGGATACAGCGGCAAAAAATGCCTATGTATCTAATGATTATGCGGTATCAGGTTCACGCACAGCTGTTCTTATTAAGAATGAGAGCGCATATGATTTAACATATGCCAGCGGCAATAGCGATGCGCAGGGTATGTGGGCCGGTAAATACGCAGGAGTGCTTGCAAATGGTATTGTTGTGGGTATGTCTGACGGCGCTAATGCGTCAAAAGCACTTACAGGTACTTGGACAACCACACTTGGAAGCACAGCATTTACAGGAACAACCGGTGCAGCAACTACTGAATTATATGTTGGTGCTACAATTTATGACGCAACCGATGCTCTTATTGGTACAGTAGCTTCTATTACTGACGCTAATAATGTTGTTTTAGCAGCAAACGCAGCAGTAGCAATTACAGCAGCCGTCGCTACACGTAAATGGGAATACTTATCACAGTTTGATTACACTCCCGGCACTACTGCTTGGGCAACCAATGCAAGTGTTACCGCTGATGAAGTACACATTGTTGTAGTAGACAGTACAGGCGGCATCACTGGTGTAGCAGGAACTATTATTGAAAAGTTCCAGGGTGTTTCTAAAGCATCAGATGCTAAAAACTCTTTCGGTGAATCTAACTATTACCGCACAGTAATTAATGATAGATCATCTTGGATTTGGTGGATGGACCACCCTTCGTCTGAAACTGTGTCCGGCACAGCACCTTGGGCATCTACTACAACTGTTGCAAATGGAACTACCAACAAATCATTCACTACTACACTGTTACCACATGAATTAAGAGCGGTTCTTACAGGCGGTGTTGGTACCAATCCTTCTGCAGGCGATATTGCAACAGCTATGCAACTGTTTGCTAATGACGAATTAATAGATGTTAATTTGATCTTCTGTGGCGGTCTTGAAGTTGCTAACTGTAAGTCAGTTATTGATAACGTAGCAGATATTCGTAAAGACTGTTTAGTTTTTGTATCTCCTGACAGAGATTCAGTAGTAGGACAAACCACAGGACAGGCTGCTAACATTCTTGCTGACATTACTGGCGCGGCCCTTACAAGAAGCTCGTATGCTGTTATGGATTCTGGGTGGAAGTATATGTACGATAGATACTATGATCGCTATGTATGGGTACCATGCAATGGTGATACAGCAGGTCTATGTGCAAGAACTGACGCAGATGCAGATCCTTGGTTCTCACCTGCAGGTTATAACAGAGGGCGCATTAAAAATGCCGTTAAACTTGCATACTCACCTAACAAGACAGATAGAGATACTCTGTACAAAGCCGGTGTGAATCCTATTGTAGGCTTCCCTGGTTCAGGTATTGTACTGTTTGGTGATAAAACTCTGCTTGAAAAGCCGAGTGCATTTGATCGTATCAATGTTCGCAGACTGTTCATTGTACTTGAAAAGGCTATTTCTACAGCATCTAAATTCCAGTTATTTGAATTCAATGATGAGTTTAGTAGAGCTCAGTTTAAAAACTTAGTAGAGCCTTTCCTGAGAGATGTACAAGGTAGAAGAGGTATCTATAACTTCCGTGTAGTTTGTGATTCAACAAATAATACACAGCAGGTTATTGATTCCAACTCTTTTGTTGCAGATATTTTCATACAGCCAGCACGTTCGGTTAACTTCATTACTCTGAATTTTGTAGCAACACGTACAGGTATTCAGTTTGAAGAAGTTGGCGCGTAAGGCGTATAAATAAAATAAAAACAGGAGAGATAAATGAATATCACAGAATTTAAAGCAAGGCTTGGAGCTGGTGGTGCGCGTCCCAATCAGTTTAGAGTGCTTTTAGGATTTCCAAGTTATGTAACGGGTGTAGATACTTCATATAGTTTGTTGGTTACCGGGGCAGCAGTCCCGGCATCCACTGTTAACCCAGCGATTATTCAGTACAGAGGTCGTGAGGTTAAGTTAGCTGGTGAACGTATTTTTGATCCTTGGACAGTAACCATTGTAAATGACACTGACCAGTCTCTACGTAGACCGTTTGAACAATGGATGGAAGGACTAAATTCTACTGCGAGTAACACAGGAGTTCTTACTCCCGCTGACTACCAAGCAGACATTGTTGTACAGCATTTAGATAGAAATGATGAAGTGTTGCCTGGTGGTACTTACACACTACGCAATGCTTTCCCAATACAGATGAGTGAGATTGCATTAGCATACGCACAGAATGACATTTTGGAAGAATTTACGGTTACTTTCCAATACCAACACTACGATAACTTTTAATCGTAGCTTAGGGATATAATATGAATATATTTGGGTTTGAGATAACTCGTGCTAAAGTGCCACAAACGGAGAAATCCTTTGTGGCACCTACGGATGATGGCGGTGTCCAAAGTATACGAGCAGGTGGCTATTACGGCACTTACTTAGATATTGAGGGCGTCGCTAACACCGAAGCACAGTTAATTAAAAGGTATCGAGACATTGCCATGATGGCGGATGTTGATGCTGCTATTGAAGATATTGTGAATGACTCAATAGCAAACTTAGATGATGAACCTGCATTGAAGTTAGACTTAGATCATACTGGATTGTCGAATAGTATTAAGAATAAAATACATTCAGAGTTTGAGTTTATTTTGTCCTTGATGCAATTTAATGATAGGGCTCAGGATTATTTTAGACGTTGGTATATTGATGGTAGAATGTACTTTCATAAAGTAATTGATACTGACAAGCCACAAGAAGGCATTAAAGATATACGCTATATTGATCCTCGTAAAATGACGAAGATCAAAGAGGTAAAGAAAGAAAAAAATCCACAGGGTGTTTCTTTCGTTAAAAGCACAGAAGAATATTTTATTTTTAATGAAAAGGGTTTATCTGAAAAACCCGGACAATACAAAGCAGCTGACTCCGACAACGCTTTGAAAATTACAAAGGATGCAATTGTGTATTGTCCGAGTGGTCTGATAGATCAGGACAAAAACATTCCAATGTCCTATCTACATAAAGCAATTAGACCTGCTAACCAACTTAGAATGATGGAGAACGCAGCGGTCATTTATCGCATAACACGAGCTCCTGAAAGAAGAATTTTTTATGTTGACGTTGGTAACTTACCAGCAAATAGAGCAGAACAATACCTGAAGGATATCATGGATAGATATCGTAACAAGTTAGTGTATGACGCTAACACAGGTGAAGTTAGGGACGACAAAAAGTTTATGTCTATGTTAGAAGACTTTTGGCTTCCACGTAGAGAAGGCAGTCAGGGTACAAGTATTGATACACTGCCAGCAGGACAAAACTTAGGACAAATAGAAGATATAGAATACTTCCAAAAGAAGTTATATCAGTCTTTGAATGTTCCTGTATCAAGATTAGAGCAGCAGGCGGGTCTAAACTTTGGCCGAGCAGCTGAAATTAACAGAGATGAATTAAAGTTTACCAAGTTTGTTTCTAAGTTAAGAAGAAAATTCTCTGTCATGTTTGATGATCTTTTGAAAACTCAGTTAATACTTAAAAATGTAATGACTGAAGAAGATTGGAAAGGCATTAAAGAAAAAATTGTATACAAGTATGCGCAAGATGCGTACTATACTGAATCAAAGAATCAGGAAATTTTGAGAAGTAGGTTTGAAGTGTTACAAGGTGCTTCTTCTTATATTGGCTCATTGTTTAGCAAAGAGTATGTACAAAAAGAAATACTCATGCTTACAGATGAGCAGATAGAAGAAATTAATATGCAGATGCAGATGGAAGAACCTTTTATGACACAGGATCAAGAACACGAAATGGCAATGCAGCAACAGGCTGCCGGTGAAGACACAGGAGAACAATGATGGATAGACAAGAAGCAATCAGAGACATGATGCAGTCTATGGCCCAAGGTAAGGCCAGTGAAGTACAAGACAAGTTTAATAACATCATGCAGGCAAGAGCCGGCGATGCTCTTAATGATTATAAACAAGAGCTTGCAAGAAGTGTTTTTAAGAATCCAGAATTAGAAGCAATGGGTTTGGCAGATGGCGAAGAACATATTCTTGAGGTAGACCCTGCCGCCGAGCCTGAAACAGTCGAAACAGGAGACGATAATGAAGACGTTTAGACAATTCAGAGAAGGCGTTGAAGTAGAAATTTCAGAAGCGCCAGTAGATGGAGTGGCCAAAGGATCACTTCCTAATGATGACCATATGTGTGCTACTAAAATTTTCAAAGAAGGTTTTGGTGAAGGCACCCCTATTTTTGGTGAGCACGCTTTACCTGATGATGAAGGAAATGTTGCTTGGTATAAGGTCATGTTTGAGCATGGTATCGAAACAGTAGAGGTTTCTGACGACGATGTTAAGGTCTTAGAAGAAAGCTCTCACGGCTCACATAAAAAGAAAAAGTAAGGGGAAATAAATGGCGGTCACAGTAGACGTACTAAAGTTGACACAGGTCCAGGGTGTTGTGGCCGTCAGAGGCACAGCCGACACAGGTACCATAGCTTTAGCAACAACATTAAAAAAAGGGACAGAAACACAGTCAAGCCCCGCTGTTAATATCAAAGGACTACAGTGGACACTGTCGTCTGGAGCGCGTGCTTATGTTCAGCGTAATAGCAAAATTTTATACGAACTAATAGAATCGGGTGTTTTAGATTTTTACGGTTGGGCGGACAATGACGAAAACGATCAGGACATTGAGGTAGTTATTTCAGGCGGTACTGGCGGAACTGTTATAGTTGATTGTGCTAAAGTATCTGGTTATGGCTCACAGGAACACCAAGGCGCTGACGGAGATTTAGGCTAATGAGACTAATAAAAGAACTCAATGAAGACCTACAGTTTATTGTAGAAGAAAATGCTGAAACAGGCAAAAAGAGCTTGTTTATTGAAGGTGTTTTTTTACAGTCTAATTTACAGAACAGAAACGGTCGAGTCTATCCCAGAGAAATAATGGCGAAGGAAGTAGATCGTTATGTTACTGAACAAGTAAACACTAAGAGAGCATACGGTGAGTTAGGGCACCCAGACGGTCCGAACATTAACTTGGACCGTGTATCACATATGATTGTATCTCTCAAAGAAGATGGAAACAATTGGATAGGCAAGGCCAAAATACTTGATACTCCAATGGGTAATATTGCAGCAAGCCTTATTAAAGAAGGCGCTGGACTTGGGGTTTCTTCACGTGGACTCGGTTCACTTAAAGAGAACAGAGACGGTATCAATGAAGTACAAGACGACTTCATGCTTGCCACAGCAGCTGACATTGTAGCTGACCCTTCAGCTCCTGATGCTTATGTACAGGGCATCATGGAAGGCAGAGAATGGGTATACGTTAAAGGCGTATGGCAAGAAAGAGAAATTGAAGAAACAAAACAGTTTATTAAGAAAGCAAATGCAAAAGATCTCAATGAGGCTAAAATGCGTGCTTTCAACGAGTTTTTAAATAGGCTATCTAATATTTAATTTGTATAAATATATCAGACAGTTTTAAATCTAACCGAAAGGAGATATAACAATGGGTGTAGAGTCTAAAATCAGAGAGCTTATGGAAGGTTCAGCAAACCGTCCTAAAGACAAGCTCACTGCTCGTGACGATAGCAACCCTACCCAAGGCGATTCAAACGCAAACCCTGAGCAGCAGGACCTTAGTGGTGCTGATTCAAAGGGTGGTTTGACTTCTGCCGTAGGTAAGGCTGCTTCTGCTAAAGCGAGCAAAGACGGTACTCTTCCTGCAGGAAACGGTGCTAAAGAAGCTCCTGCAAACTATGTCAATGACAAGCCAAGCGAAACTGATGTAATGAAGAAGGCTTCTGCCGGAAACGTACACCAGGAAGAAGCAGAACTTGAAGATGATGAAGTTCTTGCAGAAGACGAAGCCGTTGAGGAAGATGCTGAAGAAATTACTGAAGAAGAAGTTGCAGTAGATGACGATGTCCTCTACGAAGAAGATCTTGCAGCTCTCTTTGAAGGTGATGAAAACCTCACAGAAGAATTTAAAGTTAAGGCAGCTGAAATTTTTGAAGCTGTTGTTACCTCCAGAGTAGCAAACGAAGTAGAAGCCATCGAGGCAGAACTTGAAGAACAGGCTAACGCTGAGTTTGAAATCAAACTGGATGAAATGGTTGAGAACATCGACAAGTACCTCAACTATGTAACAGAAAATTGGATGAAGGAAAACGAACTTGCTGTTGAAAACGGCCTTCGTAACGAGATCACTGAGTCCTTCATTAAGGGTATGCAGCAGGTATTTACCGAGCACTACATTGAAGTACCCGAAGAAAAATATGACGTAATGACTGAAATGCAGACTAAGATTGATGAACTTACTGAAAAGCTTGATGAGCAGGTTCAGAAGAACATTGACCTTAACGAAGAAGCGGTCTACTTGAAGAAGCAGAATATTTTTGCTGAAATCTCTGAAGACTTAGCCGACACAGATGCAGAAAAGTTTGCTGTAATGGTAGAAGATATTTCTTACACCAGTGCAGAGTCATATGCAAACAAGTTAAAGGTAGTTAAAGAAAATTACTTCCGTAAAGAATCTATTGATTCTTCTGATAAATTAGAAGATACTGTAGATGAGGTTTCTTTGACTGAAAATACTGTTATGAGCAGATATGCAAATGCTCTTAGCAAGGTTCAAAAGTTTTAATATTATAAATAGTAAAGTTAGTTTATAACAACAATAAGGAGAAACTTCAATGTTTTTATCTGAACAGTTAGAGAAGAAGTGGGAACCTGTTCTTAAGCACGAGTCAATGACTGAAATCACTGACCCGTACAAAAGATCGGTAACTGCGGTTGTTCTCGAAAACCAAGAAAAAGCACTGCGCGAAGAAAAGCGTGCATTGTTTGAAGCAACACACGAAAACGCCACTGGCGCTTCAATCGACAACTACGATCCTATTCTTATCAGCCTGGTTAGACGTGCTCTTCCCAACCTGATGGCTTATGACGTAGCTGGCGTTCAGCCTATGACTGGTCCTACTGGTTTGATCTTCGCTATGAAGTCACACTATGCAAGCCAGACTGGTACTGAAGCTCTGTTTAACGAAGCTGACACTGATTTCTCTGGTGCTGGTACTCACGCAGGTACTAACCCTGTCGATGGTACTTACACTACTGGTACTGGTGTTTCTACTGCAACTGCTGAAGGTTTCGGCGACTCAACTACTTTGCAAGAGATGGCTTTCTCAATTGAGAAGACCACTGTAACTGCCAAGTCTCGTGCTCTGAAAGCAGAATACACTGTTGAACTTGCCCAGGACCTGAAAGCAATTCATGGTCTTGACGCAGAAAGCGAACTGAGCAACATTCTTTCTCAGGAAATTCTCGCTGAAATTAACCGTGAAGTTATTCGTACAATCTACAAAGTCGCTAAGCCTGGTGCAGCATCTACTGCAACTGCTGGTACTTTCGATCTTGACGTTGACTCAAACGGACGTTGGTCTGTAGAGCGCTTCAAAGGCCTCATGTTCAACATTGAACGTGATGCTAACGTAATTGCACAAGATACTCGTAGAGGCAAAGGTAACTTTATCATTTGTTCTTCTGACGTAGCTTCTGCACTTGCAATGTCAGGCGTTCTTGACTATACTCCTGCTCTTAGCACCAACCTTCAGGTTGACGATACTGGCAATACTTTTGCTGGTGTTCTTAACGGTCGTTACAGAGTATACATCGACCCTTACAGTGCTAACACTGGTGCAGCTTCTCAGTTCTATGTAGCTGGTTATAAAGGTACTTCGCCTTATGACGCTGGTTTATTCTACTGTCCTTACGTCCCATTACAGATGGTTCGTGCAATTGACCCTAACACCTTCCAGCCAAAAATCGGCTTCAAGACTCGTTACGGCATGATTGCTAACCCATACGTAACTCAGTCTGATGGTACTACTGACGGTGATACATTCACTGCAGCACGTAACCAGTATTACAGAAAAGTTAAAGTAACTAACTTGATGTAAGAATAAAAAGAATCCCAATAGGGACGTTTTTGAAGGGGCTATTCGTAGCCCCTTTTTTTATCTATAGTATAAATTGTGTATAAATAGTGTAAACCCGCTGAGATAGCGCTACGATTCCTGTAATGGATAATACGGAGAATTCACATGAAGAAATTTTTACTTCTTATGTTACTACCTTTGACAGTAACAGCTCAAACATACACAGACGGTGTTGCTGATATTATTAACAACAACTGTGTAGTATGTCATCGTCCTGGTGGCATAGGACCAATGAGTTTTGAAACCTACGAACAAGTAAGACCTTGGGCACCTCTTATACAAATGCGAGTAGCAAACAGAGAAATGCCTCCTTATGCTTACGACCATGGCATTGGTATACAAGACCTTCAAGGCGATTGGCGTCTATCACAAGAAGATATAGATACTGTTGTTGCCTGGGTAAACAACGGCTCACAGTATGGTAATGCTGATGTGGTAATACAACCACCTGAATTGCGAGATCCAGAAGCATGGAACTTTGAAAGTGACTTTGGCGCACCAGACGCAATCATTCCTTCAGTAGCAATAGACATTCCTGCAAGTGGTAATGATATGTGGCACAAGCATTTAGTACCAACAGGGTTAACTGAAGACCGTTGTATCAAAGCAGTACAAGTTAAACCACGTGGCAATGCTAAGTCAGTTGTCCATCACGCTAACTCAAGCATTATCACAGCGGAAGGGCGTGAAGGCATGCTCACTGAGTATGCTATGGGAAAGTGGGGAGAGATTGTACCACAAGGAGTGTGTCGAACTATCCCAGCAAACGCAGAAGTGTCGTGGGACATTCATATGTTCCCCGGTGGACTTGGCGCAATGGCTCCAGGAGCGGTTATCAAAGACAACGTAGTGGAGATT